TGACCAGCGTTTTAACAAGCTGGAAGCAAAAATTGACCAGCTTCTTCAAGCGGGGAAATGATGCCAGCGACAAGCAGTAAACAAAAGAAACTCATGGATGCTGTGGCTCACAACCCAGCATTTGCAAAGAAGACTGGGATCCCTCAGTCTGTTGGCAAGGACTTCAGTCAGGCCAGCAAGGGCATGAAGTTTAAGGGTGGGCCAAAAACCCGCGCTGATTCGCAGGTCGTCAATCGACCTAAAACAAACCAAGGCTCGGAAGAGCTGTTTAAACAAGGTGGTAAGACTATGGCTGAATCTAAAGGAATGATGAAAAAAGAAGTGTCCTTCATGAAAAAGAAGGGCGCACCCTCATCCATGATCAAACATGAAATGAAGGAAGCTGGCATGAAAAAAATGGCCAAAGGCGGCATCACTTCCGCCAAGATGGGCAAAGTTCCTTCCGGCGGCAACAAAGGTAAAGGCGAGCACGCTATTCAAAAGAGCGGCATCTCCAAAGGTACTATGGTCAAAATGTCCGGCTCCAAGCCGCTGGGCATGAAGACCGGCGGCAAAGCATACTGCTAAAAAGGAGCCCAACATGGCAAAAGCAAAGAACCTCGCAGGTCTGGCCGCTCTTGGCGCGTTGGGCTATATGCTGACTCGCGATAAGACCAGTGAAAACGCTGGCGATCAAAAGACCAGCTCTTATACCGGTGACACAAAAAAGGTGGAAGCATTGGAAGATGCTTTTATACCTACAAACGAAAGCTCTTACACGCCCGGCAATACCGGAACACCGCGTCAGGGCGTAGGTGATGCTACAAACGATCTGCTGCCCAAGGCTTCTGTAAAACAGCGCCCTTCTACCACCGGCACAACCGTGCCAACTGGCTCTCCCGATGCAGAAGCAGGAAAGACTCGCGGTCGCCCAAAAGACAAGCCAAGTGTCTCATCCTCTGCTGAAGGCATGAAAAACTACAAGCCCCGGTATACCCCGTCTGCTGCCGCTCCAAAGACCACTACAGCTCCTGCTTCTCCCAAAAAGCCATACATGCCTGAAGAGGTGGATATGGGCTACAAAAAGGGCGGCAAGGTCAAGAAGATGGCTTCTGGCGGCATGACTTCCAAAGTCTCCTCTGCTTCAAAACGCGCTGACGGCATTGCGTCTCGCGGCAAAACCAAATGCAAGATGTATTGAGGTGAATCATGACTGAAGACGACAAAAAAGCAGAGAAGTACCGCAAAGAAGCCAAGACTGGCGGGACTGACGCCCCCATGCCGCCCGGTATTGCTCAAGAACTTGCAGACAAAAAGGCTGCTGCCAAGGCGGCTGTTGCCCCGACCACCAAGAAAGACATGGGCAAACCCTTTGCTGGCGGCGGTATGACTGCTTCCAGCCGTGCAGATGGTTGCGCCCAGCGCGGCAAAACTCGCGGGAAGATGGTCAAATGATGGCCTCTCGCGGCATGGGAGACATCAACCCGGCCAAGATGCCGGGTAAGAAGGTTATCCATCGCCAAGACAAACCGCAAGATGTGGATATGTATGCTGACGGCGGCAAGGTCAATGCTGCTGGCAATTACACCAAGCCCGGTCTGCGCAAGCGGATTGTGTCTCAGGTAAAGGCCGCAGCAACACAAGGTACTGGCGCGGGGCAGTGGTCGGCCAGAAAAGCCCAGCTTGTAGCCAAGAAATACAAAGCCGCTGGTGGGGGCTACAGAGATTGAAAGCACCGCAGACTTCCCTTAAAAACTGGGGCGACCAGAAATGGCGCACCAAGTCGGGGAAGCCTTCGTCAAAAACAGGTGAGAGGTATCTCCCTGAAGCGGCTATCAAGTCCCTGTCCCCTGCTGAGTACGCAGCCACAACCAAGGCCAAACGCAAGGGTAAGGCGGCAGGAAAGCAGTTTGTAGCCCAGCCCAAGAGCATCGCAAAGAAAACGGCAGGATTTAGATAATGGCAACCACTTCTGGACAAAATGGCTTCAATCTAGACCTCACCGACTTGGTTGAGGAGGCGTTTGAACGCGCCGGTGGTGAGTTGCGCACCGGTTACGACCTCCGCACCGCCCGCCGCAGTTTAAACATCATGTTTGCCGACTGGGCCAACCGAGGCATCAACCTCTGGACAATTGAGACAGGCACAATTGATCTTGTCCAAGGTCAGAACACCTACCCTTTGCCAAACGACACCATTGACCTGCTTGAGCATGTCATCAGAACACAGGCAAACATTGCCGCTAATCAGGCAGACCTGACCATCACCCGGATCAGCGTTTCAACGTATGCCACGATCCCCAACAAAATCACCCAAGCCAGACCCATTCAAATCTGGATCCAGCGGTACAACGGCATGACTTCGCCGGTTGGCGCAACGATTGACCAAGTTGGCGGTATTTCATCTACAGCCACTCAGATCACCCTTGATTCTGTGGACGGCCTGCCAGCATCCGGGTTTGTGAAGATTGAGAATGAGATCATCAACTACGGCTACATCACAGGTAATACCCTGTTTAACTGCTTTCGTGCCCAGCAAAACACAGCCGCAGCAAGCCATGCCGACAATACCCCCGTTTACTGGCAGCAGGTGCCCGCTGTAACCGTCTGGCCGACGCCAGACAACGCACAGCAGTACACGTTGGTTTATTGGCGTCTACGCCGCACCCAAGACGCCGGTGGCGGTGTAAACATCATGGACGTTCCATTCCGGTTCATTCCATGCATGGCGGCTGGATTGTCGTATTACATCGCCGCCAAGATCCCAACTGGCGCAGAGCGTATTCCGATGCTGAAGGCTCAGTATGACGAGGCGTGGGAATTGGCTGCTCAAGAGGATCATGAGAAAGCTGCGTTGCGGCTTGTGCCCCGCCAGACCTACATTGGGAGATAACGGTGGGTAACAGATTTGCCAGTGGCAAGTTTGCGATTGCTCAATGTGATCGCTGCGACCAACGGTTTAAGTTGAGCATCTTGAAGACTGAGATCATCAAGACTAAGAACTACAACCTGCTGGTTTGCCCTGAGTGCTGGGATCCTGATCAACCGCAATTGCAGTTGGGCATGTTCCCGGTGGACGACCCGCAGGCTTTGAGGAATCCTCGCCCTGACCGCAGTTATTTGCTGTCAGGAACAAATGGCTTGCAGACTGATCCAACTGGGTCAGGTTTGGCTGGCCCGGGCACACCAGAAGCTGGTAGTCGGATCTTCCAGTGGGGATGGAATCCTGTTGGTGGGTCTTCGTTTTTTGATGCTGCCCTAACGCCAAACAACTTGGTATTAGCGGTAGAACTTGGTACAGTAACGGTTACAACGACATAAGGAGTCGATATGGACACAAAATCAGTTAAACGCATTGCCAGCAAAGAAGTGAAATCTCACGAAAAACGCATGCATCCCGACGCTAAAAAAATGCGTGCTGGTGGCAAGACTAACAGCGACATGCTGAAGATGGGCCGTGGCTTGGCTAAAGTTGCCAACCAAATGAGCCCCGGTCGTCGTTCTGGTCGTGGAGGTTAATCATGGCTAAATACAGCATGAAAAAAGGCGGCAAAGAAGTTGGCCCAGCCAGCGTTTACGCCGAGCCACACACAATGACTGGCAAGAAGCTCAAGATTGAGCCCGCTGGCGTGAGCAACAATAAAGAGTACATGCGCAAGGCAAACGTCTCTGTGGCTAACACACACAGCAATGACTACCCAGAGCCCAAAACCACTGGTATCAAAATCCGTGGCACAGGCGCAGCAACTAAAGGCTTGATGGCCAGAGGCCCGATGGCATGACCTACGCCCAGTTGATCGCTGCAATTCAAAGCTATGTAGAGAATACGTTCCCAGCAACGTATCTTGCCGATGGAAGTACTGTGTCCTCAACGACCCAGTTAAACACTTTCATCACGCAGGCTGAGCAGCGCATCTACAACACGGTTCAGTTCCCATCGTTGCGTAAGAACGTGACGGGTATCACATCAAATGGCAACAAGTACTTGTCGTGTCCGGCAGATTTTCTGGCGACGTATTCGTTGGCCGTTGAGACTGCGGACGGGCAAGAGTTCTTGCTGAACAAGGATGTGAACTTCATCCGTCAGGCGTATCCCAAGGCTACTGACACAGCGACACCCAAGTACTACGCTCTGTTTGGCCCGACAACCACAAACGACCCCAGCCCCGTCATCACCAATGAGTTGAGCTTCATTCTTGGCCCAACACCTGATGCGGCTTACAACGTCGAGCTTCACTATTACTACTATCCCGAGTCCATCACTGTTGCGGCTTCTGGCCAGACTTGGTTGGGCGACAACTTTGACACCGTGCTGTTGTACGGATCATTGGTCGAGGCTTACACGTTCATGAAGGGCGAGCAAGACATCATTGCTTTGTATGACGGCAAGTACAAAGAAGCACTTGCATTGGCTCAACGTCTGGGTGATGGTCTGGAGCGTAGCGATGCATACCGAAGTGGCCAGTTCAGAGTTCCGCCTCTGGCCCAGAATAACGGAGTGCGTTGATGGCTTTTACCGGCAACTATTCATGCAACACTTTGCGTACCGGGCTTATGAACGGAACGATGAATTTTTCATCAAACCAATTCAAGCTGGCTCTGTACACAAATGCTGCAACACTGGATGAAACGACCACAGGCTACACGACCACAGGCGAGGCATCTGGTGGGAATTATGTGGCTACCGGGCAAGTAATTGCCGCCACTGTATCCACGGCCACAACATCGGCTGGTAGCGTTGTGTATGTCACGTTCGCTTCCCCAGCATGGACTGGATCAATCACTGCTCGCGGTGCTTTGATCTACAACAACACTACTGGCGCTGCCGTCTGTGTTCTGGACTTTGGCAACGACAAAACATCAACTTCAACTTTCACTGTAACGATGCCTGCTGATACCAGCACATCAGCACTCATTAGGCTTGTATAAGGAGCGACTATGTTTAACGAAAAAGCAACTTCAACAGACACCGTAAGCGCGGGTCTTGTCGCTCGTACTGGAGCCGATTCTGGTGCGCGGGCAGGCGGCGTGTTCCACGTTCAGTGTCTTGACAAAGACGGTAACCTGAAGTGGGAAGACCAAATGCACAACCTCGTGGTCAACGAAGGTTTGCAGAACATGAATACCCAGTACTTCAAGGGTTCAACCTATACCGCTGCTTTCTTCCTCGGTTTAATTACTGGCCCCGGTTCTGGTACAACCTTTGCCGCAGCCGACACTCTGGCTTCTAAAGCATGGACTGAGTACACCGACTACTCTGGCTCACGCAAGGCCGTGACTTTTGGTACGGCTACAACCGCAGACCCATCCGTCATCAGCAACTCTGCTTCACCCTCTTCCTTCACCATTTCTGGCGCAGGTGGCGTTATCGCTGGCGCATTTCTGTGTACCGTGTCCAGCGGCACGTCAGGCGTATTGTTCTCCGAGTCAGATTTCCAGTCTCCCGGCGACCGCACCGTTGTGTCTGGTGACACTCTGAACGTGACCTACACATTCAGCCTTGACGCTGCATAACGTGTGTTTGCTGATGCCCCATTTGCTGCCGCTCCATTTGCTGCGCAAGGTGCAGCGGGGCAGGTATTTGATTCTTCAATAGATGAATCAGCGGCGGGGACAGATTCGGTAGCAGCCCTTGCGGTTTTTCCCACATCTGTTGCAGAGGCTTCTACAGGGGCAGACAGCGTAGCGGTGGCTGCGTCTAACTTCAATACAGACATTGCGGAAACTGCCGTTATTGGGGACGCTCCCAGCGCCTTGGTTGATTTTGTTTCGTCCATAGCGGAAACAGCCGCAGGAGCAGACTCGGTAAGCAGCTTGGTTGATTTCAACGGTGTAGTAAATGAAGCGGCTTCTGGGGTCGATTCTGTGTCTTCTTTGGTAGATTTCAGCGTCAATATTGCTGAAACTGCTACCGCTTCCGACTCAGCCGCAGCCTTTGCGGCGTTCTTGGCGACGATTCTTGAGACTGCCACAGCGGCGGATTCTGCCAGTGCGACAACCTCCTACCCGGCAAGTGTTAGCGAGAGCGCCACAGCTTCAGAAACCGTCAACGCACAAGCGGTCTTCCCCTCCCAGATTTCTGAATCAACCACGGCGGCGGACAGTGTTTTGGTGGCCCCGTCCACGTTTAACGCAACTATCAGCGAGACCGCCCAAGTATTGGATACGGTCTTTGCAAGTGCGGTCTTTTTTGCTACCATCACTGAAGGTGCGGTAGCCGCAGATCAGATCATTGCAAGGCTGCTTTGGGAGATCATCAACGATGCGCAAACGGCGGATTGGGGCAATATCAACGCCTCACAAACAACAACTTGGGCGACGATTGGGACAGCCCAGACAGATGGATGGCAGAACATCAACGCCGCTCAGAATGCCGGTTGGACAGTCATATACGACGGTCAAACTGACACATGGCAAGTAATCAAAACGCAGGGCTGACCAAATGGCATTCGTAGTCAAAGACAGAGTTCAAGAAACGACCACCACCGCTGGTACAGGAACAGTGACTCTTGGCGGCGCGGTTCTGGGCTTTCAGACGTTTGCAATTATTGGCGACGGTAACACTACGTACTACGCAATTGCCAACCCAACTACGGGGGAGTGGGAAGTAGGTCTTGGCACATACACAGCTTCTGGCACAACGTTAAGCCGCACCACTGTTTTTGAATCCAGCAATTCTGGCAGCTTGGTTAATTTTGCCGCTGGCTCAAAGAACGTGTTTTGTACATACCCAGCGGAAAGGGCGGTGTATTTAGATGCGGCGGGGTCTGCTGTAACCGTTTTAGATATTGGCACACTGGGCGCAAGCACTGCAAACATTACAACGGCCAATATTACATCCGGCACAGTTTCAACAACGCCAACCAACAACACCGACATTGTCAACAAGGCGTATGCGGATGCGATTGCATCGGGTATTCACTTCCATGAAGCTGTAGCTTTAGCAACTACAACAACGCTACCAGCAAACACATACAACAACGGCACATCCGGGGTGGGGGCAACGCTTACAGGAAACGCTAACGGCGCTTTGTCTGTGGACTCAACGCTTACTGTCGTTACAGAACGCATACTTGTAAAAAACGAAGCGGCAGGTGCAAACAACGGTGTTTATACGGTTACTCAGGTTGGCTCTGCTGGAACACCATACATACTGACCCGCGCTACAGATTTTGATACTGTTGGCACTGGGGTTGACCAGATTGACGAGGGCGACTTTTTCTTGGTGACCAGCGGTACTGCTAACGTCAACACCGCTTGGGTGCAGCAGACTGCTCCTCCTATAACGATTGGCACGACAGCGATTGTTTTTCAGCAGTTCTCTGCGCCAATTACATACACGGCGGGTACAGGGCTGAGTGAGTCCCCAACCTACACATTCAATATTGCCAACACTGGTACGGCGGGTACATATGGCTCAGCATCATCAGTCCCAGTATTCACAACCAACGCGCAAGGGCAAGTGACCGGCGTTAGCCCCACGGGTATTGCCATTTCTTCGGCGGCAGTTTCAGGCTTGGCAGCTTCAGCAACAACGGATACAACTGATGCTTCAAATATCACAACAGGTACGTTGGGCACTTCACGGTTGTCTGGCAGCTACACGGGCGTTACTGGAGTCGGTACTCTTACTGCTGGTACTTGGAACGCTACAGCTATTGGTGCTGTTTACGGCGGCACTGGCCTTACCTCTTACGCTGTGGGAGATTTGCTCTACGCAGATACGACTACGTCGCTCGCAACGCTTGCGGATGCGGCAGTTGGCAACGCCCTGATCTCTGGCGGTGTTAGCGCAAACCCAAGCTGGGGCAAGATTGGTTTGGCAACGCATGTCAGCGGAACACTGCCAATCGCCAACGGCGGCACAGGCTCTACATCAACCACTTTCGTGGACTTGGCCACCAACGTCACAGGAACACTGCCTGTCGGTAATGGCGGTACAGGCGCAGCAACATTCACAGCCAACAACGTCTTGCTGGGTAACGGCACTTCAGCGCTTCAGGTCGTAGCCCCCGGTACAAACGGTAACGTACTTCAGTCTAATGGCACAACTTGGGTGTCTGCTTCAGCCCCAAGCACTATGGTCTATCCCGGCGCAGGCATACCCAACTCCACAGGTACATCGTGGGCTACGTCTTACTCCACAACAGGCTCCGGCACCGTGGTTGCGTTGGCTACTTCGCCAAGCTTTACAACCCCAATTTTGGGGACACCCCAGTCTGGCAACTTCAGCACAGGCACATTTACTTGGCCTACTTTTAACCAGAACACTACTGGCAATGCGGCTACTGCAACAACTGCAACAACCTTGTCCAGCGGGCAAACAAACTGGAGCGGTACAGGCGTTCTTGGTAACGTGGTTGGTTTGATGGCATGGAAGAACTACGGTAATAGCCATGTAATTTTTGATGCTTCCAATAGCACATCGCCAAGCGGCACAAGCGTAAACAACACTAATTCCACAGGTGCTTGGATAGCAACTTATCCTACATTGATGGGCTGGAACGGTGCAAACACCTACGGCGTTCGTGTTGACTCTGCAAGAGTTTCTGATTCAACTTCGGGAAATGCGGCTACTGCAACAACTGCAACAAACCAATCTGGCGGCACAGTTAGCGCTACCACCGGCGCTTTTAGCAGCACTATCACCAGCTCATTTGCGCCCGCAGCCATCAACACAACAACTCCGGGCTTGACAAACTATGGCCAAGTGTTTAACGGGACTTCTAGCACAAACAATGCGCAAGCACTTACATGGACATGGAACTCTGGCGGCGGAGCGCAGGCTGGGATTTATGTGCAATCATCTGGCGCATTTGGTACCAAGATGTATTTGGCTACCACCGATGACTTTGCAACAGGGGCAAAGACGGCGGTCACTATTGACCACACCGGCGCTGTAACTCTTAATCGTAGCTCGCTATCAATTGGTAGCGGTAACTACGCCAGATTCGGCCCAAATCCCACATGGGCTGCAACTTTGCAAGTTGGCGGGGATGGTGTTAACGGAATTACACGCACGGCAAGTTTTGCGTCTGTTGTAACAACAGACGGCAATTTACATTTGGATTCTGGTACTAGTAAAGCAATGTACTTGAATTACTACGCTGGTACTGGCGGTATTGTTTTTGGGAATGGCGCGTCTGGAACAGCGGGCTCCATATCTGCCGCTGGAGCACTTTCGGTATCTACCGTTAACGGCTTTACACCAACCGCATCAATTGCGAGCAATCGGCTCGTTGCTACTGACGCGAACGGATACATTTTTACCAATTATTTCAACTCAACCGACAACGCTATTTCTTCCGGTGTGACGGCAATAATGGCCAAGCAGGGCGACAACTACTATCGTTCCGCAAGTGCGGCGGCAGTAGCCTCTTTCATAAATGGTCAGTCAATCCTCGCCACCCAAATAACGAACGCAGGTACTGGTATTTACGCCGCCTCCTCCGGCACATCCTATAGTAATGTTGTTTGTGTTCGTGAAGCGGGAAATGGTGGTGCTGGCGCTTCTGCTCCTAGGCTTGGTTTTCATTGGGGCGGGGTTGTGGCTTCCAGTATCGCCATTGAAACCAGCGGACGCATTGCTATAACAAACAACCCCGGCACTGGATATGAAGCCTTTGTTTGTGGCACGTTTACCAGCCCTCAAATTGCAACAAATACGACCACAACTTATGGCGGGGCGACACAATCAGCGTCAAAGAATGGTTACTTCGGCTATTTGATGGGCACCTCAACCAATCATTTGAATGCAATGGCTGACGCTTCTGGTAACGGCGGTTTTTACCGAGAATCAAACGGCGTTTGGCCCCTTTATTACCTTGTGTCAAATGGTGGCATTGGGATAATGACATCCACAACGTCTTCTTCGTATGCAATGTATGTGGCTGGGTCAATCTATGCGACAGCCAACGTGGTTGCGTATTCAGACCGCAGAGCCAAGAAGGACGTAGTTACCATTGACAATGCGCTTGAAAAAACAAACAAGCTGCGGGGCGTGTACTACAAGAAAATTGAAGAAGACATTAAAGATGAAGCCCATCACGACAAACGCCAGATGGGTGTCATTGCTCAAGAGGTGTTGGAAATTGCCCCAGAGGTTGTGACTTACGATAAAGAAAACGACAAGTACGGTGTAGCTTACGCAAACATGGCTGGCTTGTTCATTGAAGCCATCAAGGAGCTGACCGACAAAGTGGCAACGCTTGAGGCAAAATTGGAACAATCAATAAAGGATAAATCATGAACGACAAAATTAACATTGGCGAAGTAACGGTTGCCGAATTTAACATCATCATGAAGCAATTGGCCGCTGGGCAGCTTGGCGAGTGCATTGATTTGTTTATGAAACTGAGCAAGCTGGGGCAGGAGTTTCAAGCTATGCAACAAAATGGCGTTCGTCCTCCACCTCCACCCGCCAACCAATAAAGGATGAATCATGAGTTCATATTCACCAGACCTACGCATTGAACTGATCGACGCAGGCGCTCAAGCCGGTACATGGGGCACGACCACAAACAACACGTTTGCGTACCTTTTGGAAGCAGCAATTGCCGGGTATCAAACTGTCAGTGTCACAAGCGCCAGCCAAGCCCTGACATACATCAACGGGGCATCTTCTACCGTTGCGGATAACCAGTCTGTCTACGCCATGCTGCGTTTCACGACAACCACCGGCGCGGCGTTCAACGTCTATGCTCCCCCAGCGTCAAAGCAGTATATCGTGTGGAACGACAGTGGCTACTCGATGATTATTTACAACTCGACTGTAATCGGTAACACCACCGCAGCGGGCACAGGGGTAACAATTGCCAACGGCGCTAAGGTCATAGTGTGGTCTGATGGCACAAACTTCAACGAGTTGCAAGCATCCTCCATAACTGGAACTTTGGCCATCAACAAAGGCGGCACAGGTCAAGTCACAGCCAACGCAGCCTTCAACGCTCTGGCTCCAGTACAAACAAGTGCCAACGGAAGGTATCTGAAATCCGACGGCACAAACACAAGCTGGGATGCCATCGACGTTGGTAGCGCTGATATTTCTGGCGTATTGCTCGGGGCTAACGGCGGTACAGGTGTCGCCAACTCAGGCAAGACAATCACTTTGGGGGGCAACCTGACCACATCAGGCGCATTTGCAACCACCCTCACAGCTACCAACACAACCTCTGTCACTCTGCCCACAACGGGCACATTGGCAACCTTGGCTGGTACGGAGGCTCTGAGCAACAAAACTATTACTAGCTCAACCATCAACGGCTCAAGCAACACAATCACAAATGTCAGTTTGACTTCTGGCGTGACTGGAACTTTGCCAATTGCCAACGGCGGTACAGGGACAACCTCAACTACGTTTGCAAACTTAACCACCAACGTGACAGGCACTTTGCCTGTTGCTAATGGCGGTACAGGGGCTACAACATTTTCTTCCGGCGCATTATTGAAAGGTGCAGGGGGTTCAGCGGTTACCGTTGCAAGTGCGGCGGATATTGTTGGTCAAATTGGATCGACGGCTGTTACAAATGCAACCAACGCCACGAACGCCACGAACGCCACCAACGCCACGAATGCAACAACAGCAGCATCATGTTCAGGCAACGCGTTAACAGCTACCGGCCCCCAGTCTGGCGGCACCTTCATTACGTCCGCTAATATTGCCAGTCAGTCAGTAGCTTCTGCAACGAACGCCACGAACGCAACCAATGCCACCAACGCCACAACGGCGAGTAACGTATCAGGCACTGTTGCTGTTGCCAACGGCGGCACAGGCGCAACTACTGATTCAGGAGCTAGAAGTAATCTTGGTCTTGGTACTATGGCTACTCAAAATAGTAGTAGCGTTAGCATTACAGGCGGTTCAATTTCTGCCCTAACATCTCTTAACTGCACTGGGAATTCTGGAGTATCAACCTCTACCGCAATTGGAACTAGCGCCCTAGCAAACGCTTTATCGACCGCTTTTGACAATACGGCTTGTGGGAATACTGCACTTACTTCTGTTACAGGCGGCGACTACAATACGGCTGTTGGCTCTCAATCCGGACGTCTTATAGACTCTGGTGCTTACAATGTTTGTATAGGTTTTACAGCAGGTGATAGGATAACATCAGGTAGTGGGAATACTTGCATTGGGTATAGCGCAGATACTAGTAGCGCCACTTCTGCTCAGCAGATTGTTATCGGCGATTCTCTTACAGGACAAGCAGATAGCACTGTAACAATTGGAAACTTTGCCGGTAAGATTTATAACGCTTATACAGTAAATGCTACTTGGACTCAAACTTCTGATGAGAGGCTAAAGAAAAATATTCAAGAAGACTCTCTGGGTCTGTCATTTATCAATCGTTTGCGTCCAGTTAAATACCAGTGGAAGCCAAGCAACGAAATTGACCAGACTCTTCCGTACTATAACGAAAAAAATAAACGCGACACAAACACTGTCATGCATGGCCTTATAGCGCAAGAAGTTAAAGCCGCTCTAGATGCTGAAGGGGTAACAACTTTTGCTGGTTGGGATGTTGGAGCGGACACAATTCAAGCCATCTCAAGAGAAATGTTTATTTCTCCGTTAATAAACGCCATTAAAGAGTTAAACGCCAAACTGGACAGTGTTCAGGCTGAGCTCACTGCACTTAAAGCGAAGTAAAAATTGATCCAATCTCCACCCTCTTCGCCGCAAATGCTTGTGTCGCCGCAATTAAGATACGGAGTAAAAAATGGAATTCACATACAAAATTGAAAATTACATCCAGTCTGAAAAACGACTGTTTGTTATTTACACCCCCACCGACACATCGTTGCCACCTTGGGGTAATTGGGTGCAATTAGATGACGGCATGACAGAAGACCAGATTAAAGAACGGGTGATTCAGTCCCTTCCTAAATACCGCTGGGAAACTGCTGAAATAACAGCCGCCAAAAACCTTGTCAATCATTCTGCCGCAGCAACATTCCAACCCGCGCCAGAACCAGAAGCGCCAGTTTACCCACAACGTACGCCAGAAGAAATGGCAAGAATTCAACGCAATCAACTTTTGTTTGCGTCTGATTGGGCGGTGCTATCTGATTCTCCATTGTCTGACGCAAAGAAAGCAGCGTATCTGGCGTACAGACAAGCTTTGCGTGATGTACCTGAACAAAACGATTTCCCTGACAGTATCACTTGGCCCACAATACCTTAAGGCGAGCGAATGACTCTACCTACCGGAACAATATCAATGTCGCAGGTCAACACCGAGTTGGGGTTAGCCGCGACAACAGCCATCAGCTTAAACCAAGCCAACGTGCGAACTCTTGCAGGCGTGCCAAGTGGCACTATCAGCATGAGTAACTTACAGGGAAAAACTAACATTACCCCGCAGTTTAATAATGGAAATACGTGGGACTACGGCACCACTTACACGTCTGGTGATTTTAGCAAGTTACCTAGTATTACTTTTCAATCTGACGGAACTATTACTTATAGCGGGGGGCAGGGCAATAATGTTTATCCATCTCCCACGGCATACTGCACCCCAACTGGCGCTGGTATTGGAAGCGGTATTGAGTTTAGCGTTTATTTTACAAACACATCGCCAAGCCAATATCGCATGATATGGTTGGGAGAGTTCTACTTTGGTTCTGGATATAGCACACCGTATGTAAGCGTTGGCACTGCACGCACTTTTTCGTATCAAAGGTACGCCTCTGGAGGCCCCGGCTACGGCTATCTTAATATTACAGTTACTGTAAGACGAACTGACGGGTCAGGCGCGGTTTCAAGAGCTGGCTATATATACTTATTTGCGGCATAAAATCAAACAAATAAGGTCTTTGAAATTGATCCAATCTCCATCCTCTTCGCCGCAAATGCTTGTGTCGCTGCCATCAAGGAAGGGTGCGAGCTTTACAAGCAGGCAAAGACTTCTTTCATGGAGGTCAAGGCTACAGTTGATGAAGCTGTTGGGATTGCCAAGGAAGTTCATGGGTTCTGGGGCAAGCTGGCAAAGATGTTTGGTGGAACCCCCGCCCCTGCCGCGCCCAAGCCTGTGGCGAAAAAGAAGGAAAAGTACGTTGCTGTTGACGAAACCCAAGTCATGGCGAATGTTGTCAGCCAGCTTACTGAGTTCTTCAAGTTGCAAGAGCAGTTGGCGGCGCACATAAGAGAAGAGGAAGAAAAGAGCCAGACTGTCTACGACCCCAACGCCAACCTGATGGAAGCCGCCCTGAAGAGGGTTATGGCTCAAGACCAGATGGCTGCGCTGGAAGTGACGATCAGGGAAACGATGGTGTATCAGTCACCGCCTGAGATGGGGGCGCTGTACAGCAAAGTGTTTGACATGCGAAGCGTCATACAGGAGGAACAGGAGAAGGCAAGGTTGAAGGAAGAGGCGCAGGAAAGGTACAAGCAATGGCAACGACGGGAGGAAAAAAGAAACTTCCAAGCAAAGTCGGCGTATCTCGTAGCGACTATCCTATTCCTCCTTTACCTGTGGTTGTGGCTCCTGTTCGTCAGTCGTTTGGGGAAGACGTGATGGGCTGGATTGCCGCTTGTGTGTTGGTCGCCCTGCTCTTGCCAATGCTGGGAATGTTGTACTTGGACATACTAGATGCCAAGCATGAAGTGAAGATGCAGACTGAGAAGCTTGAAAAGTTAAGGCGTGAGATGGAACAGGAGAGACGTAAGAATGACAAAACATGAACTCAAACTGCTGATGCTTACTGTTTGCGTTGGCATCCTCTGTGGCTTGCTGGTCGGTTGTGATGACCGCTTTCGTTACCCCTGCCAAGACCCAACAAACTGGAATAACGCAGAGTGCAAGCCGCCAATCTGTACTGCCACTGGCACTTGCCCAGAACAGCTTATCAAACCTGAACAGGAGAAAAAGTGATGCCTACTGTTGCCTACAAAACAAACAACCGCCTGACCGCCGAAGAGATTGAAGTGCGCGTCTGGGCTTTTGTCATCATCATTCTGGTGACCATCCTGCTTGGCGCTATGGTGGCGTTCCTGTATTCGGTGACCTACGTCACTCAGCCAATGGCAGGCATGGCCCCCATCGACAAAATTTACACCCAGCAGATCAGCACCATCATGGTGTTCATCACAGGCGTTCTGGGCGGAGTGGCTGGACGTTCGGGCATCAAAGCTGTAGCCAACGCCGTGGCCAAGGCCGAAGCTAACGATAACGACGAGCCTCCCAAGCCATGAAGGGTTTACTCTCTGGATTGATTGCCCTGCTGCTGACCTTTGGCGGCGGGTATTTCTACGGCAAGTATGTCGAGAGAGAAGCCCAGCAGGTGGAAGTTGATCGTTTAAACACTGAAGCACGGGCCAAGGAACAGGCTCTAGCCGTTGCCGTAACCACCACCGCTGAAGCACTGAGGAAGACCAATGAAAAAGCCAAACTTGCTACAAAGCAGCGCGATGCTGCTATTGATTCTGGCGCTCTCAAGCTGCGCGTCAAAACGACCTGCCCCGTACCAGCCTCCCCAGATCCCGCCACTCCCACAGGAGATAGTGGAGGAGAAGCATCAGCCGAACTTGACCGAGAGACTGCTAAAGCTCTTGTCGCCATAACCGACGAAGGCAACCGAGCCATTGAAAAGCTCAATGCCTGCATAACCCTTTACAACAACGCTAGGAGCGCCCAATGAACCTGACCGCTAACTTTTCCCTCCACGAACTGACAAAATCTGAGACTGCACTGCGTCTTGACTTGGACAACACCCCCGGCGAAGCCGAGACTGCGAGCCTGCGCTTGTTGTGCGAGAAAGTCCTCCAGCCTGTCCGAGACCACTTTGGCAAAGGCGTTAAGGTGAACTCAGGGTTCCGTGCTCCAGCCGTCAACCAAGCTACCGGAGGCTCAAAGTCCTCAGACCATTGCCTTGGCCGAGCAGCCGATATAGAGATTCCCGGCGTAGCAAACGCTGACTTAGCGCAGTGGATCATGGATAATCTGGACTACACCCAGTTGATTCTGGAGTTCTACACCCCCGGCATTCCTGACAGTGGCTGGGTGCATGTGTCTTACGACCCAAACAATCTGAAAAAGCAAGAATTGACCGCGACCAAGGTAGCTGGTAAAACACAGTATCTCCCCGGTCTTGTAGCTTAAGCGAGCAAAAAATGCCATTACAGAAACTGCAATTTAGGCCCGGCATCAACCGCGAAGGCACAACGCTTGCCAACGAAGGCGGTTGGTTTGAGTCGGACAAAGTGCGTTTCCGTTCTGGCTACCCTGAGAAAATTGGCGGCTGGGCAAAAGACAACGGCCCCAACGCTTCTACGTTAAAACCCACGACTGGTACGTTTTGGGGAGTCTGCCGATCCATGTGGAATTGGTTTAACTTGGCGGGGTACAACTTGCTGGGGCTTGGCACAAACCTCAAGTACTACATTCAGAATGGCCCCGGAGGCGCTTTCAACGACATAACTCCACTGACAGGTTTGCCTCCCGGCCCCGTAGCTGCGGCCAATGCTTTTGCGGCTACAACCGGCTCCAGCATCATCACGGTAACTGACAATGCTCATGGCGCACAAGCTGGCGACTTTGTCACTTTTGCAGGCGCAGCATCCTTGGGTGGGAATGTTACCGCCACCATTCTTAATGCCGAACACAGAATAGCCACCTACATCAGTTCAAGTCAATACACCATCGTTGTGTCTGTTGTAGCAAACGCAAGCGACTCAGGCAACGGCGGCGCATCAACCACGGCGGCATATCAAATTGCTACTGGTGGCGATATTTATACAGTGGGCGTTGGCTGGGGCTCTGGCGGTTGGGGTGGCGTATCTGGAACAACCACAACAGGATGGGGCTCTCCGGCTCCTGCTGGTTTGGGTATTGGCATCCAGCTTCGCCTCTGGTCTGAGGCAAACTTTGGACAAAATTTAGTGTTGAACCCCCGTGGCGGGGCGCTGTATTACTGGGTTGTTGACAACAACCCTTCTACCTTTAACCGAGCACAAATTTTAAATGCTGCTAATACAAACACACTTGGCGGCGTAGCTTACTGGCAGGCGGACGCTACATGTCCTTCTTTGGTCAACTACGTGTTGGTATCTGATTCGTCTCGGTTCACCATTGCATTTGGCTGCAATGACCCAACAGGCGTATACGCAACAACCACGCTTGACCCCATGCAAATCCGGTGGTCAGATCAAGAGTCCGTACTTACATGGACACCTGCGGTCACAAACCAAGCGGGCGACTACCGTGTAAGCCACGGCTCTGAAATTATCTCGGTGATACAAACCCGACAAGAGATATTGGTTTTGACCGACGCAGCCCTCTACTCCATGCAGTACATAGGCCCGCCATATGTGTGGGGCTTCCAGTTAATGGGCGACAACATCTCTATCATGGGGCCAAACGCTGCTATCACGGTTAACAACATCACGTACTGGATGGGTACGGACAAGTTCTATATGTATTCAGGCCGTGTGGAAACACTCCCCTGCGCCCTGCGCCAGTACGTATATGAGGACATCAACCTTTCGCAGTCATATCAATTCTTTGCTGGCACAAACGAAGGATATAACGAGGTCTGGTGGTTCTATTGTTCAGCCAACTCAACAACGATTGACAAATACGTTATCTTCAACCACCTTGAGCGCACATGGTATTACGGAACATTGGCTAGAAGTTCATGGCTTGATAGCGCATTGAGGGATTCTCCAATGGCTACGGGTTACGATGTAGGCGGCAGCTCCACAAACGGTATTTTGGTCTACCACGAGGTCGGTAATGACGACGCAAGCGTCAACCCCCCAGTGCCTATTGCTGCATTTTGTCAATCATCTGACTTTGATATTGGTGACGGACACAACTTTGGCTTGGTTTCTCGCATCATTCCCGATGTGACTTTTGACGGATCAACTGTTAGTGCGCCGTCTTTGGATTTTGGTGTGCGCCCCCGTCAGTTCCCCGGCACAAACTATGGCAACTCAGATTCACCGACAGTAACCAGCGCCGACAACTACTCAACCCAGCAGTACTACACCGTGCAACAATTTACGCAACAGGTGTTTGTGCGTATTCGTGGTCGGCAAATGGCGCTCAGGATTGAGTCAAATGACCTTGGCGTGGCGTGGCAGTTGGGCGTTCCCAGAATTGATACCCGCCCTGACGGACGCAGATAATGGTCACCACGTTCAATAGATACCGCCCGTTTGTTCAGCCGCGCTTACCCTCGGCCCCAGCGCAATACGATGCCCAGTTTATTGAGCAGTATTCAAATGTGCTGCGTTTGTACTTTAACCAGCTTGATAATCTGACGGGCACGTTGGTTGGAAATACAGGCGGGCGGTTTATTCGGTTTCCATATGGGGCGTTCTCCAGTGACCAAGACCAGACCGCCACAATAAATACAGCCACGTTAATGACGTTGAACACTACGGACTTTGCCAACGAAGTATCAATCAGCTCATCAAAGATCACCGTGAACAACGCTGGTATATATAACCTCCAGTTCAGTGTACAGTTTATAAATACGGACACCGCTTTCCAAGATGTTTATATCTGGCTAAAACAAAACGGCACAGACATCTCCGGCTCGACTGGATTTGTATCTGTTCCAAACAGACATGCTGGAACTGATGGCCACTCAATCATTGGTTGGAATTATTTTCTAGAAATGAACGCGACTGACTACGTGGAAATCTATTGGTCTGTTCCTAATGCCGCTGTAACCATCCAACATCTTGCTGCTTCTGGCACGCCAACCAAGCCGTCCACTCAGTCTGTGGTAGCCACACTTTCATTTGTATCGGCGCTCCCAACATGATAGTATCCACCAACCCCCGTTTTAAGAGGCAAAAATGAGTTTAAACGCTGCCGCCCAACACTTGGCTGCGCATGGTCGCGGCCCAGACAATACGCTCGTCCATATGTCTCGCGGGGAAGTCAAAGGTCTTCAGGACTTGGCGATGGCCCACGGTGGGTCTCTAAGTATTAACCCCCAGACTGGTTTACCCGAAGCTGGCTTTTTGTCCAGCCTTTTGCCGATGATTGGCGGCGCAGCTTTGTCTGCTATGGGTATGCCCCCAATGATGGCAAGCTTGGTTATGGGCGGTATCACCGGCGTGAAGTCTGGTAGCTTGAGCAAGGGCTTGATGGCCGGTCTTGGCGCTTATGGTGGCGCAGGCTTTATGGGCGGATTGATGGGTGCTGGTCAAGGCGCGTTGGCTGAATCTGGAATGCTGGCTGGGCAGATGCCGCAACTTGTAGGCGGAGATACCGCAGCTTATGCTCAGCAAGTTGAAGCCCTGCGTTCTGCGCAACTGGCTAAAGCCGCTGAAGCCCCGTTCATGGAGCAAGCAAAGGCTGGTTTCTCCAAGATTGGCGAAGCCCCCGGGCAGTTCTTTAAGGACAACTTGAGGTACGCCACTGCCGCAGCCCCGTCTGTGATTCAAGCAATCACCCCAACCACCAAGCAACCGGAAATTAAAACCGATACCGACCCCGGCAAGATTGCAAGGGAAGGCTATCAGTTTGACCCCGGCTATGTAGATACAGCTTACGACTCAAACCCATTTGGCCCAGAAAGAACTTATTTCAAGCCACGGTATTTCAAGCCCGGTTACGCTGGTGGCGGCCCTATCGAGGCTATGTCGGATGCAAACGCTATTGGGGCAAACACTGGCTACCCGATGGCCGACATTAACAAGGGTGCGTATGCAACACCTTATCAGCAGCCCATTTCTCGCAATGTTTTGTCAGGCGTGTCAGATACTGGCGTAAACCCTATGACTGGCGAGATGAGGTTTGATGAAGGCGGCATTGTTCCGTCCACTACCGGGCAAGGCGGAAAGTTTGAATACGACCCTCTGAATTACATGTTTAAACAAATTGAGTCAATGCCGTCCGACAACCAAGAGCAGCCTGCTCAACCTACTCAGATGGGTGGCGGTTACATGTCAAATCAAGGAAATCAAACGCCGGGAACTACGGGTCTTCCATCTTCAATGGTAAGCGGCGGTGGAAATATCACCCCTATGGCTTATCCATCTTTGGCATTAAGCAAAATGGGCGATGCTGCGTTAACTGGGATTGGCTTAATTGCAAATAAATTTAGCAAGCCAAACCCCAATCCCAACGCTGTTCAAGTGTCTGATGCGGGAGATATGCTGAATTCGCCAAGCACATTGGCTGATACACAAGCAAAAGCAGACGCAAACAACGCCCAACAAGCACAAGCCATTGCTACGGCTTTGGCGGGCTTACAAGGTGTTGGCCCAAGTAGTAGCGGTTTGAGTGCTGGTTTTGGCGCACCCGGAGCAACATCTGGCAACGCCGGTGCAATGGGTTTCGGCCCGGCAGGTATGGCCGCAAAATCTATTGGAAGTATCGGCGCTGGTTCTGCTGGCGGTGGTGGAGGCGGTGTTGGCGCTGGTGGGGGTGTGGCAAGTGGTAGTGGCGGCGGTGCTTCTGCTATGGGCACGGGCGGACATGGAATGGCTGCTACTTCAGGTAGCGCCGCCGCTGCCGCCGCCGCCGCTGCTGGTGCCGCAAAGGGTGGATTAATGGCCGCTTATGCAAATGGCGGCTCTCATCTTGGCGATTACTCTGACGGCGGTCGGTTGCTCAAAGGCCCCGGTGATGGGGTGTCTGACTCCATCCCGGCCATGATTGGCAGAAAGCAACCTGCACGTTTAGCTGACGGTGAGTTTGTTGTGCCTGCGCGTATCGTTTCCGAGCTGGGTAATGGCTCGACTGAGGCTGGTGCTCGTAAGTTGTACGCCATGATGGACAGAGTCCAAAAGGCTCGCAGAAAAACAGTCGGTAAGGGTCGGGTTGCCAAGAACAGCCGCGCAGAAAGATTCTTGCCAGCATGAGGATGTCGTTGGTTCCGCCGGGAGCGATAGCAGGAGTAATCCCTCCTCTCTTGCCTTACTTGGTGGAATCTGCAAAGTGGACGCGAGGCCGCGCCACGGTTGACGACATTCTGAGGTTTGTGTTGAATGGGCAGATGCAATTGTGGATTGGTCATGACGACAATGAGATCTACGGTCATGTCATAACCGAGATCAAAGCCTACCCACAATGCAAGCTGTTAACAATTCAGTATTGCGCAGGGGTTCCAAACCATATGCAATATGTAGAAGACGAGATGTACGACCTGCTTGACAGGTTTGCCAAGGACGCCGGATGTTCCGGCATTGAGTTTATTGGACGCCCGGGCTGGAAGAAATCTGCCAGTTCTCACGGGTACGAGGTACAGAGTGTGACGTACCAAAAGTTTTTTAAGGATGAATCATGAGCTATTCACGTCGCCAACTTTACGCCTTGGGCGAGCCCTTGGGCGATTCAGCAACCCTCTCTGAAGGTGGGCGTATTGTCTATGGTGACGGTGGTGGCGGCGGTGGCAGTTCAACACAAACCCAAACTACTGACTTGCCAGATTGGGCCAAGCCATACGCCAAAGACATTCTGTATCAAGGTTCTTTGGTAACTGATATCAACAAAAACCCATACAAGCCCTATGGCGGTGAGCGCGTTCAACAGTTCACCGACTTGCAAAATAAAGCAATGGGTGCCGCAAAAACAATGGGGCCATCCTCTCAGTTGGGTACGGCCACCAATTTAGCTGGCGATGTGGGTACCCGTGCTATGGGGACAAACTACCAAGCTGGTCAGTTTGCCAATCAGTTTCAAGCCCCCGGCGCGTACCAGCCCGGTCAGTTCTCCATGATGCAAGCTCAGGCTCCAAGCCTTCAGCAGTATCAAATGAAAGGCCCACAAGATGTGCGGTCAATAGGGTATGAAGCAGCAGAAATGGGTGCGGCGCAAACAGCCTATAACCCCAACTTGCAACAATACCAAATGGGGCCAGCAGAACGTGTTCGCACCCAAAGCTTTGCTCGCCCCGGCGCAGCAGAAGCCTATATGTCTCCCTACATGCAAAATGTGGTGGACATCCAGCAACGTGAAGCTCAACGGCAAGCGGATATTGCTCGCACAGGTCGCGGGGCTCAGGCTGTAGGCGCAGGTGCGTTTGGCGGATCTCGTCAGGCCATCATGGAGGCCGAAGCTGCCCGCAATCTTGCTCAACAAAAAGGCGACATTCAAGCGCAGGGACTTCAGTCGGCCTACGGCCAAGCCCAGCAGCAATTTAATGCCGAACAGCAAGCGCGTTTGCAAGCTCAACAAGCCAACCAACAAGCTGGTATTACTGTTGGCGGGCAAAACCTTGGCGCTGCGCTTGGTGTTCAACAACTTGGCGCTCAAACGGGTCTACAAACTGCCCTTGCCAATTTAAGCAGCCAACAACAAGCAAACGTACAAAACCAAGCAGCCAGAAATCAAGCTATGGGCATGAATGCCCAGCAAGCGATGCAAGCGGCTTTGGCGAATCAACAAATGGGTTTCAACGTTGGCTCGCAGAACCTTGCGGCCAACCTTGGAGTCCAGCAATTGGGTGCAGGGCAAGACCTGCAATCTCAACTTGCCAATCAACAGGCTTTCCAACAAGCACAACAAGCTGGAGAGCAATCTCGCCAGTTTGGCGCGGGTCAAGGTCTGCAAGCTGCTGGTATGGGCGCTCAGTATGGTCAAGCAGCTCAGCAGTTGGGTGAGCAGTCTCGTCAGTACGGGGCTGGTCTTGGCATGCAAGGTCTCCAGACTGGCTTACAAGCCGCAGGTCAGCTTGGGCAGCTTGGCGGTCAGCAGTTCCAGCAAGGCATGGACATCAACAAGCTTCAGTCTGCCTATGGCGGTATGGAGCAAGCTCTCAATCAGAGGGGTATGGATGTCAAGTATCAAGACTTCCTGAATCAGCAGAACTATCCTTATAAACAGTTGGGATTTATGTCCGACCTGTTGCGCGGCACACCCACCGGTTCATCCAGCGTTACCAACATGTACCAGCCTCAAGGTTCTGGTTTGCAAGACTTAGCTGGTCTTGGCATGGGCATGTATGGCCTGAGCAAGTTCATGGCCGAAGGCGGTGTTACCAGTCAAGGCAACGTGGAAAGCATCATCGACAGGCTCGGTCCTGAGCAATTGCAGCAAGCCCGTGAAAATGCTTTGAACCGCAGGGACATGGACACTGTAGATGCGATTGACGAGCGTTTGGCTGAGCTTGCTCAGTCTAAGTCTATGTATGCGGGTCTTGGCGGCGCGTTTGACCAAATTCCTGCGGAGCAACAAGAAGCAATGATGGCCGGTGGCGGTATTGTTGCAATGGCTGGTGGCGGTTCATACAGACAAAAAACCGATGAGGCCCTTAAAGGCTTGTCTAGCTTAGTCGATGAATACAAACCTCAGACTGCCGAGCAGTACCAAGCTGGTGTTGAAAAGCAGTTGCCGTTTGTTCAAAAGCTGTACGGCCCCGACGTTACTGCTGGCTACTTGGAAGAAGTAAAAGCCGAGCGTGCCAACCTCGGTAAAAACACGGATGAGGCCAAAGGTCTTGGCGCTTTACTTGCTGCGGCTGAAATGATCGGTGCTAAAAACTTCCGCGAGGGGGCCAGCAAATCCGTCAAAGCGTTCACAGGTGAAGTGGCTCGGGTTGCCAAAGAAACCAAGGAAGCCAAAGACCGACTGCGCCAGTCCGAGATCACTCTGGCTACTGCGCAACAAGCACGCAAAGAAGGTATGGTTGGCAAGGCCACCGCACTGGAAGACAAAGCCGAATCGCAAAGACTGGAAGGACTCAAGCTCAAAATTGACGCAGAAGGAAAAGTTGCGCAGCTCAACTCAGGCTTGGCCAGTACAGAAATGCAAACGGCTGCAACACTTAAAGCGCAACAAATGGCCGCGAACAAAGAAACCGATCTTGCTCGTCAGACCAACATCCGCTACGCTGCGTTGATTGAAGAAGGCAAACCAGCTAACAAAAAAACAATGGCCGAAGCTGCTTCAATGGCTGCAAGTGACCTTGGCCGTTATCCCGGTGCCGAAAAGCTTGATGTTGCAAGAGAAGCGGCAGCCGCAAAAAGTAAAAAAGAAGCCAGCGCCGCTTGGGGTGATGCTGTGCTCACAGACAAAAATCTGCGAAAGACATACAGCGACTTGCAAAAAGCCGACCCAACTGGGGAACAAGCCGCTGCTTTCAGAGACCGGTGGATTGCCCGAGAAATGGGCGTTGCCCCTGCTGCCGCTCCTGCTCCTGCTCCTCAAGCTGCGGCCCCTGTTGCTAAACCCTCTATGCAAGCGTTTATGGATGCGGCTAGAAAAGCAAACCCCGGTGTATCTGACGCAGACTTAGCTGCCTACTACAATCGAAAATACGGCAAATAAAGGGGTTCGGCATGGCCATCATTGATCCGTTTGAGGCGCAACAACCGCAACGGAAGGGTATCGTTGACCCCTTTGAGGTGCAATCTGCGCCGCAGATCGTTGACCCCTTTGCGGAACCCAAGGCCGAGCCAAAGCCAGAAGATCAATCGTTCCTACGTAGTGTTGCCGACGTACCTCTAAAAGCTGTTTCTGGTCTGGCCACCGGCGTGCGCTTGGTTGCTGATGCCTTTGGTGCGGGTAGTGATGTATCCAACTCTATCAAGGGCGTAGAAAATTACATTGGCGATCTGTACAGCGCACAGTCCAAGAAAGACTCCGCTGAGATCGCCCGCATCATGAAGGATGCCGAGGACAAAGGTGTTGGGGATCAGGTTAAAGCCGCTGTCAAAGCTTTCACTATTGCTCCTATTGACACAGTAGTAAATGCGCTGGGTACATCCGCCCCCGCTATTTTGGCTGGTTTGGGCGCTTCTGTTCTTGGCGCGGGCGCTGTTGCAGCCACTGCCGCTGGTGCTGGTATTGGTTCTGTTATGGGTGCCGGTACGATCAAAGGGACTATTTACGACGCGGTCAAAGAAGAACTCGGTAAGACCAACATGTCCGAGAAACAAATTGAAGCCCGTGCGCAAGCCGCACAAGCCTATAACGGCGAGAACTTAGACCAGATTTTGATGGGCTCCGCCCTCGGTGCAATTGGTGCAAGCACAGGTTTTGAGCCTGCCGTGGCCCGACAAGTGGCCAAACAAATTATTGCGGGTAGCATTAAGAAACAAGCAGCGGTCACAGGGGCAAAGGAATTTGCAGGTGAAGCGGCACAGGGTGGCCAAGAGCAATTGGCTCAAAACATAGCTCTCCAACGTGAAGGCTACGACGTACCCACCATGCGCGGTGTTGTTGGGCAGGCCACTATGGAAGGTCTGGCGGGCGCTGGTCTTGGCGCTGCTGCTGGGGTAAGTGAAGGTTTGGAAGCCCGCCGAACAGCAGAAATGCCAAGCGAAACGGGCATAAAAGCTACAGGTAATGCGCCCTCAAACAGCCCCATAGTTGGCACAACCAAAGTAAATATTGGGGACAAAGAAAGCATAAAAGTCACCAAACAAGACGGAAGTGTTGAGATTGACGGAATTCAAGTTACGCCGCCTACTGGTCAAGAGTCATTAGAAGTTGAAAAGATTGCTGCCGACCTGACCAAGCAAGGCATTACCAACATTGAGCCTGAGCGTGTCGCACAGTTCCAGCAAACTTTCCTAGACATGGGGCTTGACCCTGCGCAGGCAAACATTCGCGCCATTGAAGCTGCGACTTTGGAAGTTGAAGAAAAGGCCCCTGCAAGTGAGGAAGCTCAAGGAGAACCAGATGCTGGACAGACTATCACCGAGCCAAGTGGAGCAGGCGTTCCAGTGGCTGAACAGCCCAGTGCAGACATCACCCCCGCAGGAGTTGGAATCACTGAGCCAAGTGGAGTGGTTCCTGCTGGACCGGATGTTGCAGGGGTTGCTACAGGAGAAGCAACACAGCCCGTTGCAATAGTTGATCCGTTTGAACAAACCACCCAAACAGAAACGCCCTCTGTTCAGCCCGCTGCAATAGACCCAATTGAATTTGCTAAACGCTCCGCAGATAGCGCGATAGCTGACCAAGCCAACTTTGAATCCTTAGAAGAATCAATTGGCGCACAGAGGGACAACATCGCAGATACCTTGCGTGAGCAAGGGGTGGATGACCAACCCACAATTGATAAAGCAATTGCTGCATACGATGAAGAAATAAATAAACGAGGAGACCAAGTTGGCACTGAAACCCCTGAAGCCGTCCAAGCAGAAGCGCAAGGACAAGAAGCTGCCCCCGTTGAGCCCGTTACCGAACTAACCGCGCAGTCGGATGAAGTCATCGCCGAGCAAGCTGAAATTTCTGATGACGTTGCTGACGCCGTCGGGGATATAACTACTCTGCCTACTGAAGAAGTGGTGGAGGAAGGAGCGCCCAAAGCTAAGCGGGGCCGTAAGCCCTTGAGCCCAGAGGAAAAAGCTGCCAGCGACGAGCGCCGCACACAGCAACGCAAAAACTACAAACAGAACGAAAAAGCTGTTACCGCTGCGGGTGCCGCGCTCGATGAAGCTATTGCTCCTATCGACGAAGGGACTATTGGTTCAGAAGAATCTCTGTCTGCTGCCCAAACAAATAAACGTGTTGGCAAAATCCAAGCCATCAAATCCTTGGTGTTGTTGGCTCGTTCGCTCAAAGGAACCAAGCTCGGTGACCGCGCAGCCGAGATGCTGAAAAACCCAGCCATCACCCCGATGGAGTTGGAGAACGTGAAGAAGGGCATCGCTGCCCAAGTATCCAAAGCCACAAGCGAAGTCAAAGCTGGCCGCGCCGATACTAGATTCAGCAAGATGACCACTGCCCAGCAAGCACTGCGGCATGTGATTAAGACCGGCAATGCGTTCCAAAGATTCTTGGCCGAGCGCCTGCTGCCGTTTGTAAAAGACGTCAAGTTCATGGTGCTTGAAGAAGGCGCACCGTTACCACCTCAGATTACTGAGGGAGGAGTAGAAGCCGACTGGAACGAATCCCGTGGCATGTTCTTGCGCACTGTGGCTAACGGAGAACGTTTTGTCTTTGTGCGCGGAATGTCTGGTGGCCCAAATCAAGGCATAAACAACGTCACTGTGCTGCATGAAATGCTGCACGCCGCACTTAATGAAAAAATAGCTGCGGCATACGGGGCGTACAACGCAGGTAAAGAACTCAACGCTAATTTGGTAAAAGCGTTCGGTGCCCTGCAAGGCACTATGGACATGACTTTGAAGCGCGTGAAAGAAATGCACGCCGCAGGCACGTTGCCAGAATTTATGGGGGAACTGGTGGTCTCCGACATCTTTGGCGACCCCCGCGAGTTTGTTGCTTATGCAATGTCCCACCCACGTTTCCAGAAGTTCTTGATGGAGACCGAGGGCGTTACCAAGCAGTCGCTGTTCACTCGGTTCGTCAACAACGTGCGTCAGTTCTTCAACATGGGGCCAATGCACACCAGCGCCCTTGCAGACGTAATCAGCGTCACTAATTCAATGCTCAGTTCCCGTCTGACCGCCGATATGCGGGCGGAGATTGCTGCGGAACGCGCAAGTGCGGATGCAACAGAAGTTTCTTCTGAGCTTAAGAAGAAAAAGATCAAGACCAACAAGATGGTTGAGCGCATGGAGAAATCCAGCTTTGCCGACACCATCCGTGAGCTGCCCGGCCTTGTAAAGATACGTAGTATGGAGGACTTGACCGATGCGTTGTCCTCTATGTACGCTGGCTTTGATAACTTCAAGCTGCGTCAAGTACTGCCTATGTTGCAAACGGAAGCCGTGGTGCAGTGGGGTGAACGCAAGGGTGTTGTCGGCCTTAGAGAATCTTGGCAGTATCTCACTGACATGGCCGCAATGCGCAACAAGAGTACGCTGGACATGGTGCCGCTCTCTGAGGCTCTGGCTAAGTTAGCACGCAGTGCTCCCGAGCAACTACAGCGTCTTGCTAATGTGATGAACTACTCTACATTGCTGTACCGTGACCCAACTGTGGCTGGCAACCTGAGCAAAGATGCCGACCTGAAAAAGATGTGGGATGGTCTGACCGATGCAAACAAGAAGCTGTACGAGCAAGTGCGTGACTTCTACAAAGCCAACCATGAGCAGTACCATGTGTTGCTGGAAGAGCAGATTGCCAACTCGAAGTTGCTCGGCACTGCCGCAGATGGCAAGTCCCCCAAAGGCAAGCTGATTGCCCAGATCAAACAAATCTACGAAGACGGCAAGAAGCTGTATCCGTACTTCCCGTTGATGCGTTACGGCCAATACTGGCTGCGAATCGGCAAGGGTGTGAACCGCGAGTTCTACATGTTTGAGAACGCCTTTGATCGCAACATGTTCTTGCGTAAGCGCATCCGCCAGATGCAAGAGGCTGGTTCCACTGAATCCTTGCGTGAGATGCAGGAATCTGGAGCGATTGATCTGGGTAATGACTTGTCCGATGCCCGTAAAAAAGACTTGGATGCCAGCGGCATGTTGAAGGAAATCTTCAACTCAATCGAAGAAGGTATGAAGCAAGGGCAGACCGTGGTTGATGACTACGGCAACACAGTCTCTTCCATGTCTAGGCTCGATGCCGACAAGCTCATGGACGAAATCTATCAGATGTACTTGCAGACTTTGCCTGATCGCAACTTCCGCAGACAGTACATGCACCGTCAAGGCACTACTGGTTTCAGCGGGGACATTGCTCGTAACTTTGCAGTGACCGGCACAAACATGGCCAACCAACTGGCTCGCATCAAGTACGGCCCCCGTATCATGAGTGAGCTTGAACGCGCAAACGACACACTTGCAGGTAACCCAGACAAAGCCCGCCTCGGTGAGTTTGTTTCCGAGATGCGTATGCGTGCCGAGCAGCAAGTCCGCCCTGACTTAGAAGATAGCCTTGGCTACAAAACTTCTGCGCTGTTGAACTCCTCGGCGTATTTGTGGTTGATGACCTCAATCAAAACTGCCGCTACTCAGTTGACGGCACTTCCAATTTTTGTTGGCCCAGTGCTCACATCCAACCACGGGTTCAATCCTGTCAAGGTAGGTGCGGCCCTTGCCAAGTCAATGGCTATCTTTGGCACAAGCGGTATTCGTCGTCAGGCTGAAGATGGCTCGACCACGTTTGAGTTCCCCTCGTACCTGAATAACGGTTTGGTGAAGTTGACTGACAACCAGAAGCTGGCTGCGCAATACATGGCAGACAGAGGTATCAACGACAACACACTGGCCTACGACCTTGGCAACCGCAGGGATACGCCGACAAACCAGCTTGAAGGTGGGGTACGCCGCACCATGCGTACTGTCAGCAATGTGATGACCAGCATGTTCCATCACACTGAGCGCATGATCCGTGAAGTGACTTTCATGACTTCCTACGATCTGTACTCCCAGCAGACCAACAAGGAAACCGGCAAGAAGTACACCCACGAAGAAGCCCTGCGTGCAGCCGAAGCCGAGACCCACGAAGCCTTGGGTAACTACCACGCATCCAACCGCCCTCGCGGGTTGTTGGCCGACTCTGAACGCCAAGTCTTGCTCAATGCGCAAAAGCCCGTAGGTCGCACGATTCTCCAGTTCAAGATGTTCCCTGCGTTTGTGACTACGTTCTTTATCCGTAACGCTTATCGTGCGCTGGCTGGGCTCGACGCAAAAGACCGTGCCAAGGCCATGACTCAGTTGGTCGGTACATTGACCATGTCCACTGCGCTTGCTGGCTACGTTGGTATCCCCGGCGCAACAATGGCTATGGGCGCAATCCAAGGCATGATGAATGTAATCCGTGACGAAGACGACGAAGACCCGTTGGAAGAGCGCGACTTGGAGTTCTGGTTCCGCAACGTTTGGCTCCCTCAGACCTTTGGCAATATCAAAATTGGCGACCACACGCTGGATGAAATCTTGGACAAGGGTTTGATTGCTTCCATGACGGGCTACGACATTTCCGGTAGCTTGTCTATGAATAACATGTGGGTGCCCGACGTAAAAGAGCAGGCAACTTCCGCTGCGGCTATGCAGGAATACTTTATGTCTTTGCTCGGCCCCAGTGCGTCGATCACGTTCAAGCAAATCCCAACCGCCATCGACTTCTTTAACAAAGGCGAAATTCTGCGCGGCGTTGAACAGTTGGCCCCAGCCTTTGCTCGGGGTTCCCTTACCGCTGCCCGGTACGGGAAAGAAGGCGCTACCACTACGTCAGGCGCAGTTATCAAGGAAGCCGAGGAGTTCACTCAGGGTCAGTTGTTGGCGCAGTCTATGGGCTTTGCCACCGAAGGGCTCGTGGCTCGACGCGAAGCAATCTTTCACTTGCAAGGTGAAATTCTGAAGGTGAAGCGGGAGCGCACCAAACTGCTTGACCGCTTGGAGCGGGAGCTGGATAAAGGCTCGGACGAAGACGTTGAGAAAGCTTTTGACAACGTGTTTACGTTCAACAGCCGGAACCCCTACGACGCAATCGGTGCGGACAACATCAAGCAGTCGATCAAAAAACAGATTGAGCGCAAGATGAAGTCTGACCGTGGTATGCCCATCGACAAAAGGTACTATCCGCAACTGCTTGACCTGCTGGAACCGTCAGAGAAGAAGCTGGAGCGTGAGCGGTTGATGGCCCAATAAAAAACCCCCGCACACAGGCGGGGGGTCAAGGGGAGTATCGGAAGGAGCTAACTCTTCCACTCCAAAGTTTATCTCAGACCCGCCAAACGCGCAGTCCTTTTATGCCGTCTACGATCACTACTTTCGTAACAATAGATATTTTCAACCTCTTTGTAACAGCGTTGATCGTTTCCCGAGCCGCCCGTTCATCTATGCAGGGTACAAAGAACGAATGACCGACCCGGAACTTTGACCAATCAAGCTGGTACGCCACCGTCTCGATTTTCATTGATGTTCAGTATTTCATCCATGCGCAAGAACTCGGAGTTGGAGGCATCAAACTTCAATGCCCGAACCACAGGGGACGCAATCTTCATTCCTTTGGACATGCGCTTGTTGGTGACCTCGATAAAAATGTTCAGGTCGGTCAACTGCTTGAGCAGGCTCTTGTAGTTGGTTTGTTGCTCGACGCAGAACTTTTTGAACTGATTGGCCGCTATGTAGATGTGCTTGGTGTCTGGCTCGTAACGTACCAGCAGTGCTCCTCGGGGTTCTTGCAAAGGTAGCGCCGACAAATTGCTTCGGGCATCCACCTCGCCATTGACCACCAAGGTATTGATGTGGTGGCTATCAAGGAACTCGCCCAATGTGGTGATGGGTGTGGTTTGTGGGGGTTTCACGTCAATTCTCATTTCGCTCAACATTCCTTTCAGCCAGTCATAGACGGCAGTCATATCAAAATCATGTAACCCAAGGTGGCGGGAGATTAAACCGCCGGTAATATTGGCCGCGCATACTGCCGACCAAAAACGCTCTCGTGCTGTGAACTGGACTTCTTTATCCAGTCGGGCTTGAACTTTCTTGAGCAGGTCTTTGGTGTACTCCAGATTGTTCAACACCCACGTAATGTAGATTTCCCCAGCATGGCCGTAGTTGTCGTTGAGTTGGTGGTCAAACATCTCCTTGCCCTTGGCCACGCCAATCAAGTCGTTGGGCTCAATCTTGTACTCAAGTAACCGTACTTGTTCGCCGTCCGGTGTGTTCTTCAACCCGCTTAATTTCTCGTAAAAGCTGGCGTTGGCCGAGCACAGGGTCATGTTCTGCCATGAGGTGTTGTTGATGCGCAGTGCATTCTCTGAACCCTTTTGGCGGTTCTTACCCCGACCATGACTGATGCCATACGCCATGTCCGAGAATTCCTGCGGCTTCATGTTGGTAATCTCGTCGATGGTGTTGGGGATGTTGTTCATCACACCAAGCTGTTGCATCTTTGCGTTGAGCGTGTCCTTCTCAATCGACATGAGTTCGTAGGGCATCCCGTAGACGCTGTTGCACATGCGCAGGATGGTCGATTTTCCTGATCCGGCGTGTTCGTAGATCACGTTGATGATTGCGCCCTTCAAGCCAGTGAACTTCATTAGTGGAGCGCCAAACGCAGTTAACGCTCCAAAAGCATGAGGCTCCATACCCTTCATGGCGTACAGGTTGAATACTTCCTTCCATGCCTCAAGGGTTCCCTTCTCATGAATCTTGTCGGCGAAGAATTCGGTTGTTGATGACGGTGGGCTGTAGAACGTACCGTCCTTGGTAATCTCCTTGGTGCCCATAATGAACTTGCTGTCTCCCTCGACCCACCCAAATTGTGTTCTCATTGTTTCTGCCTTCTTTGTGTACTGCAAATTTTTGACCGATGTGATGACGTAGGTCATCAGGTTCTCGTATTGCTTGTGGTGTGCCATCACACCCTGTTGCGCAAGTTGCTTGCGTAGCTCATCCTTTGAGGATATTGATGCCGTAGTAATCGCAAACTCTTTCACCCCGTCGTGGGGCAAGTGAAGTTTGAACAGTGCTATCTCCCCCAGCTCTTTGTCCCTCATGCGCTTGACGACGTACAGGTCGTGCTCGTACACCATCTTGGGTTCTTCTTCGGTGTCCTCTGGGGGGCGCACATAGATACCGCCTTTCTTACCCCTGAAAAATGGGAATGGGTACTCTGGGATTTGGTGCTTAACTTCCTCACCCTTTTCAGTCTCCACCACCACTTCGTTGTCGGCTTCGGTCGCTTCTTCTATTTCTATGCCCAGCACGATTGGGGATGTGATCTTGCCTTTGTGTGGGCAACCATCGCAACCACCGGGGTTTCGTTCTTCAAATGTCGTGCAGTGGTGTGGGCCACCGCGCTTGCGGGCGTTTCTAAGCTTGTTGTCAACTAGGCTCGGGTCATACTCAGGATGCTGGTCTGACATTTTGTGCGCGGCACGGTCACCATCTGCACAGAACGCCGCAATCGAGAGGGCTGATACCCACAACGGTTCATCAATCTCACCTTGGTTTTGGAATACGTAGTTCAGTTGCGCACAGCCGTTCTCGGCCTTGAGCATGATGTTCTTAAACTTCTTGACCTTGTTGCCCATCAACGCTTCCATCATGGGGCTCATGGCGGAGGGCGCGAAGTCGGGTGCTTCTTCTACTTCTTTGGGCTCAGGTGCGCCGAGTAGTTCGCGTAGCTTGTCAGTCGGTATCCGTGGGGAGACTTCGTTCCAAACATTGACTGGCTTGGGTTCCAAGCCCTTCTTCACATTCATCGACTCTGGCACACGCAGAATACGCGATGCCTCGAATACTTTGTCGTCAACGATCAAGCCCTGCTCTTTGCAGAGTTGTTTAAGTCGCTTGGCCAGTGGCTCCCACTCTTTGCGGGTCAATGTATCTTCAAGCAACCAGTAAGCATGAACGCCGTTACCGGAGTTCACCAAGATTGGTTTGGGTAAGCCGATTGCTTTGCAAAACTTTTGAAGCTCTGCCAGCCCTGTTTGCTGGTCGAGGTAGCCTTCAATCTTCCCTTTGGAATTCGGTACACCTTTGGTCGGGCCGCAATCAATATCCAGCCAAAGGGCTCGGACAAAGGCTACGTTCTCGTGCGTCCTGTCACCTGCTGTACCAAACTTGGCACAGCCGAAATACACATTGACTTGTTTGGTGTTGAACTCTTGGATGATCGTCTCGGCATCTTCCCTTGTGTCTGCAAAACGCTGATCTACATACTTACCTATGCCAACCACGCAGTACCTACCGTCTGTCGGCAGTACGGTGTCGAGCAAATCAAATGTAGACATTGTTATCCGTGTTTTTTGTGCCGTGCCATGAAACGCTCGATCTGCTCGCTGTGGTCGGGGGATGGGGCGAACTCGCCCACGAACCAGTTGTAAACCGTAGTACGGCTCACACCCAGTGCCTCCGCAACTTTCGTTGCTGGAATCCCCCGCACAACGCAGAAGCGACCCAAGGCTACGCCCAAAGATTTAGCGTTGGCTTTTTTGTTCGCCGCAACCAAACTCTGGCTGTAACCATAGGTCATGCGTTACTCCTCGTCCGTCCAAGCCGCAACCACAGAGTCCAAGCTTTTCTTGGGTACGGGTGTGACTTCAGCGGCCTTCTTGGATTCGCGCTTCTTGGGCTCTTCCACTGCTTCAGCTTCGGCGGCAGGTGCGGCGGCTTTGGGCGTTTCAGCTTTAGGGGCTTCCAGCTTTGGCGCACGGCCTGACACATCGGCTTGATACGGTGTCATCACAACCATCTTCTGCACTTCGGGAAGCACGGCCACTTTGCTGGTGATCGCGTGTTCGCCCTTGTTGATGAAGCGTACTGGTGTGAACAGGATGGATTGGTTGTCGTTGTCTTCATTGAAGCTCAACTGTGTAACAACGTAGTCCAAGCTCTTGCCATTGTTGGCCAAGTACTTGGTGTAGCTCTCAAAGGGATGCGTGTTGTCGCCAACGCTATCGCCGAACAGTGACTTGGAAGCCAAGTTCATTTGATACACAGAACCTTCAAGCGAAGTACCAAAGTCTTCTTCCAACGTCACAGCGATGCGGCGTGAGTAGCGGCAAGCTTTGGAGTTGCCCATACCTGAACCCTTGATGTTTTGCTCGCACGAATCGCAACGGTCAGATTGCTTATTCGCGGAACCTGCATCGGGCACATTGCCGTCATTGGAGAAACAGTCAGGCGCAGTTGGCTCAGCTTCGGGGCTCCATTGTTTTGCGTAGAAGATACGACCAACTTTGGGGGAAGCGTTGACAACGACAACATTCAAGTCGCCTTTGACCTTACCCATTTCTTCACCGCCCACAACCTTACGGAAGATTCCGTTCTTGGGGACGATTCGTTTAACGCCGGTACGACCAGCGAGTTGTTTTGTAAGCTCACTGACTCCAGCGGTTTGCAGAAAGTCGGGGAGGTCTTGGTTTAGCAAAGTGATGTTGCTCATTTTTCAGTTTTCCTTAGAACGTCTAACAACCACGGTGTATTCGCTCTCTACATTCAAGCCCATAGGGAGCAGGTCGGGATTCTCGGAAAGAAACTCCTTCATGTGTGTCTGATGAAGTCTCTTCTCCAGCAAGCCATACGCATCGTTTTCTTTGATGAAGCGATACATAGAATCCCAATCATTCGTCCAGTACCGTGACTTTACGGAACGAACAATCGTGCCAGCTTTTGTGCGAATGCTGTCGGCATTCATGTTCTTGCAAATCTCAAGCATCTCCAGCTCAAGCACACTCATCTGTTCTTCCAGATTGGCGTACTGCTGTTTGTAGTCTGCGGTGAGTTTGTCTTTGGCATCGCGCATCTTGATGTAGATGGCGGTGAGTTTGTCGAGGGGGATAGAGGGTTGTTCCCCCTGAACTTCTAATGCGTCCATAGTTAGCTCCAGTTGATTTGTGGTTTTAGTCTATCACAGAACTTAACATTGTCAAGTACCTTCGGAAATTATTTCTTGCTTGTACAAATCAATAATTTTCGTGTGGTGTGCAATGTTGCCCCGCAGGTGGGCGTACATCTTTGTCTCTATCGGACTGCCTGTTATATGCACGATGGTCATTGGGTTGACCTGACCGGGGCGGTCAATTCGGGCATTGGCTTGTAGATACGTCTCCACGCTGGAGCAGGGAGCGTACCAGATGATCGTGTCGGCGGCAGTTAGGGTAAGTCCGTGGGATGCCGCTTGTGGTTGGATGATGAGAACTTTGGGGTGTACACCGTCCTGAAATTGTTTTACCAATTCGGAGCGTCTATTGACAGGCACATCTCCATTGATGATTTCGCAGGTGATGCCGTGCTTGACCAAGTGCTTCTCAAGCAACTCAATGGTGTGGGTGAACGGAACAAACACCAGCACCTTGTGGCTCGATTCGTCAATAACTTCTTGCACCACGTTCAGGCGGTTAGATACGTCAAACTCTAGGACTTCTCCAGTATCCGTATACACAGCACCGCCGGATATTTGAAGTAGCTTGTTGAGCTTCACAGCGGCGTTGACCGCAGAGATTTCTTCGCCGTCTGCCTCAATCAGCATTTGCTTCTTGAGCACGTTGTAGTACTTCAACTGCTGTGGGGTCAGGGGCGCGTCACGCTCGGTGAAAGTCACAGGCGGCAGGTCGAGACACTGCTTCTTCTCAAACCGAATGGCGGGTTGCAGTGCCTTGTGAACGATGTGCTTGGACTCGGGGCGTGGTATCCAGCGGTATTTACTGACCTTGGCCATGACCTGATCTCTGAACTGCCCATAGAACATCGGGATACCTTGGGGGTTGACCAGCTTTGCCAATCCGTAAGCATCCGTAGGCGCTTGGGCGGCGGGCGTTCCAGTCAACATCCACAAGCCACGTATAACTTTTGTTAGGTCGCGCAAATCTTTCCATCTGTCTGTCTGAGCATTCTTATACGCTGACGCTTCATCCACCACGATCAAATCGAACCCACCGGCCAAGATTTCTTTCTTGACGATGTCCACCCCATCAAAATTGATGACGACAAACTCTGACCCCGCATTGATGATCTCTTTGCGCTTCTTGGCAGAACCGTGTGCAACCGACACCGTGCGGTGGATTGCAAACTTGAACAAGTCCTGTTGCCATGCCGACTTCATGATCGACAAAGGGCAGATCACCAACACACGCTTCACTAACCCTCGTTGCATCAAATAGTCAACTGCCCAAATCACTGATGCTGTCTTGCCTGTCCCCTGCTCGTTAAAGCAGAACGCCTTGTTGTTGGTCGTGAGGAACTCGGCTGTAATCTTCTGATGATCGAACGGTGTGAACCCGTGTGGACGGGGCCACGAATACTCTGATGAGTTCATTTTTTTGACTTGTTGACTTTGACCGTGTGGTCAGAGTTTCGGGTGAATGATCGGTTGGCGCTTGGGGTCTTGAGCTTAAGATTGCTCTTAGCATTTGTTCCCCCTTTGGACAAGGGAACCACATGGTCGATGTCCTTTCCAGTACGGTCAATGCCCTTCTTGTCCATCTCGTTTCTTGCACGTTGTCTATCCATTCTTGTTTCATGTTCGCCGCGAGCTTTCTGTTGCTCGTATTCTTTTTTGTAGGGGCGGGGTTTGTTTACGTACGGCATGGTGTCACCTCTGCATTTGGGTTATTGTTTAGTCCTGTCTCTAATATTGAACCAAGCATTTGGCCCATCAGAGGTTTTCATCTTATATCCTAAGTACAAGGCCGCGCAAATGAATTCTCCATTTGCAATGTAGCTATCAAAATGGCGTTCCACTATATGTTTCCACGTATAGCTAGATACTTTTGTATTGACGGTTTTACGGCGCTCCGTAGCGTCGTGCCGCAGTAGCCACTCAACACATTTTTGCACTGCCTCGGGGCGAATATCACCTTGACCCCCAAAGCCAAACTGCGTCAGCCTTGGGTGTTTTTCTTGTATGTTCTCAACAACGATCTGGTACTCATGAATCTCTGGGTAATCAGATGCTTCATCGGGGTACTCCACATGCCATCCATCATCGTCCTTTACATACATAACATCGGGTACGCCATTGACGTAGGTGTTAATTATGTTGCACTCGGGGTCTACATTTGTAAAACAGTTAATCACACTTGTCATATCCGGCACGTTTAATTCGGGCAAGTACAAATGTCCCATGCGCGAGTCAACGTCAATCACAATCTGTGAGATATTGCACATCACGTTCCATCCGTTTTCTGATAGTCCTTTTATCATTGTTAGCTCCTGTTGTATTCACACTGTTTGACAGCGCAGAACTTGCACAGTGGCCCACTGCTTGGGTTCCATACGCCGTTCTCTAATGCGGCTTCGATTCGTGCCACATCTTTTGTCGGCTTCTCTAGGTACTTTGTCATCATTTCCCTGTGGTGTTCAGCCCGAACAAACTCCTTGCTCACTGTGAAGATCAGGGCAGACTTCACCCGATTGATCTTAGGGAACTTGGCGAAGATACCCGCAGCCACAAGGTCGAGTTGCTTGGTATCGGCGTACCGTGCGCTCTTGCTGGTCTTGTAGTCGGCAGAGTGCGCCAAACCTTTTCCCTCGTTCAGCACAACCAAGTCGGCAATGCCGTGCCACCACACATCGGGCGCACTGAACTCGCAAGCTTTCAAGTCCTTGGTCAGCCCAAGCTTGACCTCGCACAGCTTCTCACCCTCAATCTTTTTCAAGGCATCCAGTGTGCCCTGCATGTACTCAAACTGGGGCGGGATTGACTTGTCGTCACGGATGTATTCTTCTGCTACGGTATGAGCAGTCTTGCCGTACAGCGTTGCCGTTGTGTCAGGCTCAACAACATCCTTGGCTATCTTGGTGTGATAGTACTTCTTGGGGCATTGCTGAAATGTTTTCAGGCTACTGAACGACCATACGATACTCATTTAACAGTCTCCATAAGATTTGCCATACCCTGCTTCGCAGTTCAGGGGTAGCCCAGATGCCCACGACGGGCGTATACGCATACACAATTCAACGTACTCCTTAGCTGTTTCAGCCTCGGCCTCCGGTGCAATACAAGCGATGGCGTCATGGACGGTCATCACCACACGGTACTTCTTGGCGATCATCAGCATCTGCTCCCCTATCACGATACGTGCAAGGGCTTGGCATACGTTCTCTACCACCTTGCCGCCGTAGATTCGGTTGGGGATGATAGCTTTGCCTTTCTTGGTGTCGTACACAAGCTCGATCTTGTTGTTTTCTTCGTCCACTTTTTGGCGCAGGTTGGGGTATTTCAAGCGCAGTCCGTTGGGTAACAGGATGCCGTCCGACCCATCTACCTTGAGAATGCCGCCCCGACCAAAGGATGTGGTCTGTTCACTGATGATTGCGGGGAGCACATTGGCCGCCGCTTTCCATAGCTCGGGGATGCGTGGGTATGTTCGTCGGTACGTGTCGATGATTCGTTTCGCCTCATCCTCTGATACCTCCACTCCAAAAGTTTTGAGTTGCGCTCTAAACTTAATCGCACCCATACCATAGCCAGCCCCAAGAATCGTCGTCTTACCGACAAACCGTTCATCCTTCGTAATTGCGTTGATCGCCTTGCCATAGATAGCCGATGCCATGATTTTGTATACATCTTCGCCTTTCTCAAATGCTTCCACCAAATCGTCCTGTCCAGCCAGCCATGCCAGCGTCCGCGCTTCAATCTGCGATGAGTCCGAGTCAATCATCACGTCACCATAGGGCGCAAGGATGGCTTTCTTCAAGGGCGATGTGCGTTGCAAGTTTTGCAAGTTGATCTTGTCGTCACCACCCCACCGTCCTGTGTGGGCGGCGTAGTAGCGCAGGGGAACTGGCATTGGCCCTCGGGAGGCAATCCCAATGAACCGCTCGGTGCGGGTCTCTTCAATCGTGGACTTCGTACCCAGCCGTGCGGCAACCACCGCTTGCACCATTGTGTCCTCGTGCTCAAGCAGGGCTTTGAACTCCTCATCCGTCTTAGAGAACGCAAAGGTCTGTTTGCCAGTGGTGGGGCTCTTCTTCATGGGCGGCTGAACACCGAGCGATACAAGCAAGTCGGCAAACTGCGGGTTGCTCATCAAGGTGTCTTTGTCAAAGCTGGTAAGCAGGTTGGCCTTGCGTATTTGCTCTGACGTCAGGTGTGCTTCCAACATGTGCTTATCCAACTGCAACACTGGCTCGGTGAACATGCGCACAGTCAGGTCAATCAGCCGTAGCTCAATCTTCGGGAACCCTTGGCTCATGTGCCCGAACAAATCCCATGTCAGTGCCACATCGTTCTTGCAGTAGATACTGTAGTCAACCAATTCTTCCTTGCTGAAGTTTTTGCGGAAGTAATTGATGTACTGCTTGACCTGTTCACCCTTGACCCCAAGGCCGTAGTAAGCGGCCAGCACCGCTAGGCTTCCACCCACTTGCGTACCATGAAGCGCACGTGCCATGCTCAACGTGTCAAGCCAACCCTTGGGCGTGATGCCGTACTGCCAATTCAGAATAGCTCCGTCAAATGGTGCGTTGTGCGCCAGCGCAAGGGAGTTTTTCCAGTCGTACTTGTTCAAGAACTCGTACATCTTTTGGTGTGTACCGCTGAACCACACCGGCTCGCCATCGTTTACCTGTACCGCCGCACCGATAACCTCAAAGCGTGGGTCTCGGATGTACTCCTCGGTGGTTTGCTTGGCGAACCCAAGGTCACCGCCGTAGGCTGTCTCAAAGTCGATTGTTATTATTTTCATTGTTTCATCAGTTGGATAAGTTGCTCAAGGTATTCGAGTTGGGCTTCGGCGATCACAGCGGCTGTGCCACCTGCCTCTTTTATTTCTCGAAGATTCTTTTCTTGCAGTGCTGTGGTCGTGCCTTTACCCGCCTTGGCTTCAATTGCAAGGAAGTTTCCGTTGACACAGCATAGAAAGTCGGGGACTCCTGAGTTGCCGTAGCCAGTGCCGATGGGCATGGCGTAGTAGACACCGTAGTCTTTCAGGATTTTTTTGATCTTGGCCTTTACCTTGGCCTCGGGCGTGGTCGCCATCTAACACTCCAGTCGTTTTCAAGCCGTGAATATAGCATACAACTGAACAATGTCAAGCATAGACGAAAAAAAGCCACCCGAAGGTGGCTTAGGACTTTCCCTAACAAATGTTAGATTCTTTGTGTGGCCAGTTTCTCGTGCAAGATACCGATCTCTCGATCAAGATACCAACGGGCTTTCTCCAAATCTTGTAGCTTGTCACCCTTGTGATCTGATCGTGTGACGTACTTCACCACGTTGCCCAAGTGATACGTCAAGCCCTTGGCCTCGATGAAGTCGATGGTCTCGATTCCACCTACCTTGTAATGGGTAGGGTGATTCACTGGGTCGGAGGCTGGCTCAACCATTGTGATGGGGGTGTTGCTTGTCTCCACCAGTAGTGTTTTCCACCGTGACTCTTTGCGCCCCTTGCCGATCTCATACATACGACCAGCGTCCTTCACTGCACTGTTCTCCATCTTCTTCTTAACCATGTACGCAACTTGGTACGTGGTCTTGAACTCCTTGGCTACTGCCGCCACACTAGCGGTCGGGTGCGTAGTGAAGTACTTGCGCATCTTTGCGGCGCGGCTGTTTCCGTGGGGCTTAGTTGATTTCTTTGCTGTTGCCATTGTTAGCTCCTTGCTGTTGGCTGTTTACATACTCGGTAAGAATTTCACGAATCTTGGCTTGCTTTGTATAAGGATGGTTGGTGTTGAAGTACTCCATCACCTCCCTCGATAGACGCAAGCTCGTATTGAAAAGGGTTGGCTTCTTACTGGGGCCTCGTCCTTTCCGCTTTTGTTTTGGTTGCTCTGGTTGCTCTTGCTGTGATAAACCGCAAAACTTGCAGTCATCACCGCTCAAGATTGGGGCTCCGCACCCCTTACATGTTTTCATATTGGGCTCTCCTCGTACTCATCCTGAGATTTCTTCTCTTGCTTTTGTAATTTTGTTAACCACTTGCCATCGACTCTTTGGAACGGCCACCACGTCCGTAGCTCCTCCCGACTTGGTTGTTTTGTTCGCGTACCAGAGGCTTTTCTTGGCAAGCTCTTTGTCTTTTGCTCCATAACTTTCCAACTCCAAATATGCTTGCATCTCCGCGCTCTGACGTAGATACAAGCGTAACCATTTAACACCGCCAAGTCTTTTGTACTCGGCAAACTCGCTGTCGGTCAACCGCACATTAGTTGGATTGACGGCTTTTTCTTTTCTTATTGGCACGTTTCTTCTCCATCATGTCTGGTGCTCTGGTGCTTATGTTCTTCTCTGTTATCCCGAAGATCGTGCCGTGGCTCGGGTTCTTCTCACGTATTTTGTTCAAGCCCTCGGTCATGTTGGCACTGATGGCCGCATTGCGTTTGATGTCCTTGAATGGGTCGCCTCTACGTGCGATCTCCTGATCGGTGTACTCTTTCCAATTAAATGCGCTCACTACACTCATGTTGCTCCCCTGCTGATTTGGTTATAAAAATTAACTTGCACTTTGTGCATCTCCACATACGCCCCTCGACTACCACGGTTTCTTTCTCTCGGTGTTGCCCACGCACCCTGCCGAAGAATGTACGAATCATTTCAATCATGCTTGCTCCTCCCAACGTCTGCACATCTCTTTGACTGTCTTGCTTTTCCTCTTGCCCTTACACACGTTGCTCACCGACTTTTGTTTGGCCTTGGCTTGCAACTGCGCTGGGGTCAAAGGTTTTGGCGGCTCGGGAAATAATCCGTTCAAACCAACCCCACCCATTGCTAAGCAAAGAATGATTCTGCTAATCATGCGAATACCTTTATGAGTTTGTTAAGAGACAAAGGTGCTTGCTTCCCACCATGCTGATCGCCGTTAAGTGGGGGTCGTAGTACGTGGATGTACAAAGACTCAAGACTGTCGAGCATGTCTTTACCGCAAGGTATGAATGCAAAACTGTCGAACCTCTTGTCATAGTGTTGGGCAATTCTTGCGTACACATTGACTGACTGCCCAACATAAATAACCTTGTCCCCACCAATCAAAAAATAAACGCCTGTTGCTAATTCCCAAGGGTTAGCCGCACCAACGATCTCGGCTTCGCTCAGCAAGACTTTGTTCGTCAAGGTCAAGGCAGTCTTATCGCTCAACTCATGGCGTTCCAAAATTCCACGCTTTAATTCCAACGCTTTGATCTCACACTTCAAACTGTCTCGGCGTTCAATGTCTAAAAGTCTTTGGGCATCTCGCTCGCGCTTGTTCTTTTGGCGTGTGGCTACGCCCTTAGCGGCAATCGCTTTACGCTCCTCGGGTGTTTTGTCAATCATTCTTCCCCCTGATGTTCATACAGTCGCTTCTCTAGTCGCTCAATGCGTTGTTGGTTGTACTGAACGATTGACCTTGCATACTCCACTGCGCTTTCAGCTTCTAGCTTCTTGATGACGGCCTCACGCATTTCTTTCTCGATGATTTCACTGATGGGCTTTGGCTTCATCAGTTCCTTGATGTACTTGAGCGTTGAATCTTTCCAGCTCATGTGTTTCTTTCTTTTAATGCGGCTTCAATGTCACGCACCATCTCCAGCAAAGTGCCTCTGCCACACCCACACTGAAAATCTTCCCAGTCCCAGTAGCTTTCTACTTCCTCATCCGTCAGCCCTACCCATGTGCGCGGGGGTCGCATAGACAGTTTGATGTTGGCAACTCTTAGTTCGCCAACCAAGTCGTATGCATGCTCTTCCAGTCTTTTGATATGCGCATTAGCTTTCTCAAGTTCTGGCGCATTCGCCTCAATGATGCGCTCACGTTCTTTGGCGGCTACCAGTTTGGCAAAGGCAATGACAACTGGGTCATGCCAGTTGGTGTCATGGTTTGGGTTGTTGCTTGCAACTTTCCACATATGCTCAATTTCTTCTTGTGTCATTTCAATCCCCTGATATAAATTGCAAACGAATCAACTGTGTCCTTACCGAACACAGTCATCTTCTCCACATGCTGTGCTATCTCCTCGATGACCTGCGCTCGGTATGGGTTAAGAGATACGCTGGCTTTCACAGCCTCCTTGCGTTGCTGTGCTTGTCGTTCAATCTCGTTGAACGCTTCGTCTTCGGGGTCGTCAATCATTCTTTCCTCCGTTCTGCATCCAGTCAAGTGCGTATAAGAACACTGCTATCGCCACACCACCAAGGCCAAGGCCAATAAACAGCACCGCAATCAAAGCCATTACATCTAACATTTGTTAGGTCTCCTCATCCATCAATACAACAAACACTTCGTCGTTCACACGACAGCCTACGTTCTCAATGAAGTACTCGGCATCGACTAGCTTCAACATACCCAATTTGCCTCGCATCGTTTCGGGGAGGCTATTATCATCGTAAAGTTGAACATCGTCACCCACTTTGACTAGGTACTTACCACCATCTTTTACCACTACTGCGGCATCCCTATTCTCGAAGTGTTGCTTCACCTTCTCGATAGTCAGCATTTCGGAATCAATGCGTTCTTTCTCGTTGATACTTTTGGTGATTCGGTTTTTGTCGATGTCGTGCCAGCTTTCAACGTGGGCGAGGAACAAAGGAAAGCCAGTTCCCATGATGAATTGCATGGCCGCATCGCGCACAGTACGCTCGTGGTCATACTTCGCGTTGTCCTTCCTACGCTTTTGCGTAGCAATAACAGCATTCGCCGCTTTCACAGCGTTCTCAATCCGCTCGGTTGGCTTGAGTTTGTAGAACATCTTCTTGGCTTTCAAGATAGCCTTATCCGCATCCGCAGTCTTGTACCCACCACGACGCACTCGCTCCTTACCGATGCGCTCGTTGGATACGTGGATAACGTACTCACGTCCGTGGTAGTGCCGCTCGATAATGCCCAGCTCCTCGCCATGCTCTACTACGCTGAACGCTGTGACTCGTAATTGGTTGTCTGAAGAATAAGTCACATCGATTGCCACGAATCTCCACAAAGGATTCAATGTGGCCAGACGTTGGATGACTGGGTCTATCAGCTTATCCACAAACGCTATCTCGCGTTTGTTCGCGGCGGCGTTTTCTTTCAGCTTGTCGCTGATCTTTACGTTGCTCAGTTCTAATGTGTTCATGTTTTCTCCTTACCACTCGAAACGTTTAAGAATGTCATCTACCTTGGACTTCAACTCGATGCGAGAATCCGCATGTTCCTTGATGTCTTCGATGTCAGCACCGATCATTACCAACTCCAACTGTCTACGTGCTTCCTCCAGCTTGGGGTCGTTGGTCACATTCAGCTTGGTCAGCAACCCACACAACTCGATGGGGTTAGTGATAAGCGTGTCGTGATACCGCTTCTTGGAATCTTCATTCACATCAGTCAACTTCTCGGATATACCTACTAACATCTTATGCAGACGCTCCCACGGCTCACGCATTGACTCGGCCAGCTTCTTGTCTTGTTGCTTCAAGAACTCGCTGCGCATTTCATCTAAGTCATGCGCTGGTATGTCCAAGCGAAAGTCACCGGCCTCGGGCACAGGCTTGACTGTGCGTCGGAACCCAAACTTCAACCTAACATCTGTTAGGTCGGGGTAGTCCTCGGCTTTGTACATAGTGCCTAAGTTGGTAGGTGCTTCTGCAACAAGACGCGGGTACTCCAAGAAGAAGTTGTTGCACATCATGTTGAATGTCTGCTCGAACCCATTTATGGTCTGCTTGTAGTCCATGAACAACGCAGTCGGCAACATGCGCTCACCCTTGTCAGCCCACGGCAACGTATGTCTGTTGTGATACAGGCGAACCCTCGCGGCAAAGTCCGAGATGTCTTTGCGTAGCGAAGTACCTGCAAACAGATTCTTCTTGGTCTGCGATGCACCACGTACCGCTGATGCGTCCGTGTTCACCTTGTCGGTTACTTCTTTGTCCAGCTTGGATGCTGGCCACACACTGATGTTCAATTCCACTAACACTGCTGATGCACTAATACTCATTTCATTTCTCCTTGGTTGTTTCTAACATTTGTTAGTTCTTGATGTGGATGGTCTTGCCGTTGTCGGCCTCGCCATCAAAGTAGTCACCGACAATGCACCACAACGTAGGTGCAGTCCACTCGCTACCCCAGTCATCGCCCACGCAACCATCGGTCAGGATGATGACGCACTCAGGCTTGATGTTCTTCTCCTTGAGATACTCAGAGATACAGCTTGGGCTCGTACCACCACCGCCCTTGGGTCGAGTCGATGCAATGATGTTGGCCGCTTCACCATCACCATAGGTCTCGTGCTGAACCACACTGCTACCCCAGTACAACAAGTCCACACACGCAGGGTTTACTTCTTCCGCGATACCCTTAACCTCGGACAAGAACTCACCAAGCTCTTCATCGCCCACCGAACCCGATGTGTCAACAGCGATTACTAAGTGGCCCACCTTCTCACCGATAAGCGTCGGCATGTACATGCCTGTGGATAAGAACCTACGATTAACCCTGCGCCATGACGATGCGTCCTTGGCATTGCACGTTGACTTCACGAAGTCACGCAGTACCTCACGCCAGTTGATCTTGGGCTCAAGCAATTCAGCAAGCTCACGATCAAGCCCATCTGCCCCGCTACCCGCAATCTTCTGACGTGCCATCATGCCTTGGCGAATGGCTTGGTCGATCTCACGCTCAAGCTCTTTCTTCTCCTCCTCGGTCATGTTCTTGGCATCATTCCAGTCGTGGTCGTCCATACCACCACCGCCTTCACCATCGCCATCACCGTCACCTTCACCGCTCTCCTCTTTCTCCTGCTTGAGAATGTCGAAGACTTGCTTGGAGTTCATGCCACGGAACCGCTCATCTACCAAGCCCATCACCTTACCCGCCATCGGATGTCCGTTTGGGTAGCGAGGCATAGCGATAACTGATTCAGTCGGATCGAGGTCTTTGAGCATCAGGTTAATAACGTAGTCACAAGCTTGGTTGGCCAGCGCGTGATCTTCATCATGCAACTTGCGCCATGTGGTCAAGTGTCGATACATCTTGTGGCCGTTCTCGTGGGCTACAAGGAAGTTCAACTCTTGGTCACGCAAAGACTTCACAAACGCACGTCCGTATCGCTCATCACGTCCGTTGGTACACGCAGTCGGGATGTTATCCACTACGCTAGTTTTGCCTACCATCAACACACCAGACAGCAATGCGAACTTGGGGTTACGCATCAACGTAATCTTGGCCTTCTGTACTTTCCGTTCTTCTAACATTTGTTAGCTCCTTCTTCGTTTTCATTTAACATTTCACATACTTTCCTACACACAGTTTCATCCTCGTGCTTGAACATAGTGTTCCAGTCCTCGTCCCTCACGCACCAACCCAAGACAACTATTTCCCCATGTCGATTGGTTGCGGTTATCCACTGCACAAAGTACCGCGCTTCCAACTTCTTGCGCAGTTCTTTGTAGTCAACGTTTGTTGTGTTCACAGCAGGTCTTGATTCTTCGCAACCCAGTCAGCAAACGCCTTCGCGCTGAACGCAATGCTCTGCTTCTCCTTGGTCTTGGCAATGTTGATAGCGAACACTGCTTGCCACTCGGCATCGAACCGTTCCAAGTACTCCATGAATGGGGCGATGGTGTCTTTCTCGATACGTGTGATAGCACCGAACACCACAATGGCACAAGCGCCGGGGCTTGTTGGTATCTTCGTATGCTTAGGGTCTTTGATGGTTGCTTCCCACGTTGGCAGTTGGTCAGCGAACTCGATGTACGCTTGCATGTCACGCGAACCACTCTCACCAATCGCACCAGTCAACGCCGCAATCACAGAGTCAGGGTCGTTCTGCTTGCGAGTCCGGACAATGTTGCTTGCAGTTTCCAGCGAACGTGGAGACACGAACGCAGTCTGTGGCTTCTTGGGGTTGAAGATGTAGGGGTTGTCGTTCTGCCCACCATCGGTGTAGCTTGCGAGCACATGGGGAAAACGGTTGACCCAAGCAATCACTTCGGGCTCGATGCCCTTGCCAATCGCCCACTCAATCCATTCATCCGCAGTCGGCTTGCCAATCGTCAGGGGAACCAAACGATTCATACTGTGCGACTTCAAGCTGTCGCCCACGCCGTCGGTGCTCAGGTTGCCAGTCAGAAACACAATGGTCTGTTGGTCGCCTTTGCTTGGCAGGGGGATGTCACCGAGTCGGGGGTTGGCCTTCTCAAGCATGGGGTGAAGCATGTTCTTCACAGGGTCAGCACCCTTGGTGAACTCGTCGAGCATGATGACTAAGGGTTTCTTCTCATGCAATTTGAACCGAGCATTAGGGTAATACCTAGTGGTCTTGGTGTCGTGGTCGATCACAGGCATTGCGATGTCGCCCAAGTCCATATTGGGTACGTCGATATACGCATATTCATAACCCAGCTCACCAGCGATGTTCTCCAACAGGGAAGATTTCCCGATGCCGGGCTCACCACGCAACAAGAACCGAGTCTCAGGGTTGGTGCGAATCAATGTCGCGGCTTGCTTCAGGGTCACGGTCTTACCAAATTTAACTTCTGACATTTCTAACTCCTCTGATTCCTAACATTTGTTAGGTTTGTTGAAAAAACTTACACACGAAAACACTTCTCCATACCAGCTTATATTATAACACATTGTTACATATAAGTCAAGTAATTAGCCTTCACTTGCCTTGAACTTCTCCCACTCTCCGACCAGTTGGTTGCGAACCTTCTCGTCCTCAATCACTTTGCGCAACACGAACTCGGTCATGTACGCCTCGTGCTTGTACTTAAAAGCGTAGGCAGTAGCGACTGCGGCCCAGACAAACAATGCAATCTCTGCAATAGATAACTCAATCATTTCCTTCTCCTAACATTTGTTATTACCACTCAATCATCCACTTGTCGTACTTACCACTCGACACCTTGCCCTGCGGCATTACCTCACGCACCAGTACATCGTGTGCGTAGAACTGAAACAGTATCTCGTCCAGCTTGGGCACGATGTGATTGGCTTGCACGATTGTCTCGTCGGCTCGCATGTCCATCCTGTCGCTTTCTGCCTTGGCAATCAGCAACAACGCCGCTTTGTAGAAGTTGGTGTGCTTGACATCCTCGGGTTGGTCGGGGCGAATCAAGTGCTCGAACTTGGTAGCCGATTCTCTGTACTGCTCGGGCTTGACCGGCGAGTAATTTATGTGTTGCGCCCCACGCTTGTCCATGTAGCAATACTCACGTATATGCAGAAGACCGCCGCATGTGTTCTTGAACTCCTCCAATGGCACGACGATGCAATCCTTCTCGGGTGCGTAATAGCTGGTCTTGGCTTTCTCGGTGCGCAGATTCACGAACCCCTTCAGGTACTTGTAAAAGTCTGCGTAGATGGCTCTCACGTTTGCCGTGGCTTTGCGGTCAAGCTTCCAGCCATACTGCGTGGTCGGGTTAAGAGGATGCCAATTCCCATCCCCGCCCCGCTTCAGGCGTAGCTTCTCGCCGTTGCTCAACACAACTTTAACGCCGTTGATGGCAAGCACGGTCTTGCCCCGCAGTCCACTCGCAGGGATACCAAGAATACGCGCGATGAATTGGTGTGTGGATACTGTGTCATACCCATCGGTGAATACCACCACTTCTTCCTCGGGCGTGAACGTGATGACCGGAGTCTTGTACAAGACCAACTCAATCGCCTCGCCATTCTTGCGTATGTGGTACTTGTCAACATCCCGTCGGTCACCCAATGGGCGAACCTCGGGCGAACGCCCACGAATCGGTTTGCTGATGTCGTGTAGTTGCTTGGCGTGTCTGTGGTTGTCCACTCTCGGCACTCTCATTATTGTTGCGTATCCCATCACACACCTCCTGTTGTTTTGTATGCCTTGATTTTCTTCAGCGATGGATTGGCTACCTTGAACCTCTCCTTCGCCAGCTTCATGTTGTTGGCTACGATACTCTCGGCAACCCAGTTGCTGAACTTACCGCACCACCCTGTAACGTAGTATCTACATAACATTTGTTAGTTCCTCACAACATCCCACAATCAGGGCAACGAAAAGTATGCCCTTTGATCTGCTTGCTCGTATGCCCACATACACATTTGTGCTCGTATATCTCCAACCCTGTGGTCGAACCTGTGCGTATCACGTTGCCCACATGATGGCTGATTGCACTCAGCCTTGCACACACATCCGAATACATGGCATGGGCTTGCGCCAAATACTCAGGGTCAGTCTCAGGGTTTGCCATCAACTTGAGAATCATCTCCTCCATGTGGGCTCTGCTCTTGTTTATGTTCGTCCATTGCCGCAAGGCCATGTTTTGTTTTGCTGTCTGTATGTTCATAACCTAATCTCCTTCGGTTGCTTGACCTTCACCTCATACCCAAGCATCTGTATGCGCTTGATGTCCTCGGGTAAAAGCGTTTTCGTCCCTGCGATAGCCGCAAAGATTTGCGCCTCACCGCATACTGGGTATATCTTGGCCTGTCCGTATACGTCCTTGACCTCGACCATGATGATGTTGTTTTGGTTTTCTAACATTTGTTATTCCTCCTCGTATTGTTTTAAGTAAGTGATGTATTTCTCCACACTCGCCCATGTTTCGGGTAGGGCTAGGTCGTGTGCGGTAGCAAAATCCGCATTCGCAATCTCACCCATGAGGGCTTGCAAATTTTCTAGCTTGTTTATCATTTCTTCTATGTTCATACTGCCTCCCTTAGTTGTTGCACCACCATTGCATCCCAACCATCTCGGTTGGACTCAGCCCACGCTATTGCTCCTTCTTCAGAATCGAATAGCCCATATATCCTCGATGGTTCGTGGTTAAAGAATACTGTGACCACCCATTTCCCTGTGTCTTTATCTAACATTTGTTATTCCTCCTCGGTTGGCTCAATGTTCAACAAGCTCATCACCTGACTGATACAGCAATGCGTGTCCTCCAAGTACTCTGCTCGGTACTCGGCGGGATTCGACAAGAATCGGCGCAGGTCAATCTCCACCGCCGCAATCAGCTTCAATGCTTTCTCGTAGTCGTGCTCAGTCATCGGTGCTCTCCCATTGTTCTTCGGGTAAAAAGTGCATCGCTTTGTCGTCGGGTATATCTGCAATTAACTCAGCAATCGCAGTCACATCCCCTGCTTCAATGTCTTTGGCAATCTGTTCCAACACTTTGTCTATCAACGCTTTCTTCATGTCCGCAACTCCTTCTGGTTAGTCTGCTTCAAGGTTATGGGTGCTTGAGTACGTGTAACAAGCTGATATGGGCCTTTGCCGTACTCTTGAACAATGCACCAGCCCATGCGCTCGGTCTGGGCGCTGTGCTCACGGTCACGCTCGCAGAAGATACAAAAGGCTTGGTAGCGTGAAGTTGGTACGTCATCGCCGCAGTCAATACATTCTTTCCATTCCAATGACAAACTTGTTTGGCTTTCTAACATTTGTTAGTCTCCTTTGTAGTTCAGGGCTTCGGTGATGATGTGACCGAAATACAAGCCGCCGATGATGAGGCTGGTTTTGTGCAGGATGCCTTCGCCACTCCAACCGAACAGGGTGAAAGCAATGGCAAGCGCAGTGCCGATGATGTAAAGAAATGGTGTCATGAAGTACCTTTCGTTTTGTTACGTTACAAATCTAACAGTTGTTAGATTCGGGTTTTTTGGTTGTTACGTTTCGTTTTGTCCCAACCAGCTTATATTATAACACATTGTTATGGGAATGTCAAGTTTATCGGGCAAGGTTTGGCGCAAGTGTTGTTATGGAATTTGAGTTGGGTGATGTTATAGAAAAGGGGCAAATGTTCAGTTTTTGAGGGTGGTTCGTAACAATAGGAAAAATATAACAATTCAACAACGACGGGGCTTGGCGGGGAAAAAAGGGTGTAATGTTATAATGTTATAATGTTATGAGTATATATATATGGGTCGCCAAAATGGTTTTGCACAAAGTCTGCGCTTTGTTATGCACTTGCTGAGCGGCTCGAACTTGGTGGACTTCCATACTGCTCGCATAACATTATAACATATAACAAAGCTTATGAATCAAGGACTTACGAAAAGCGTAACGTAACAAAGCGTAACAAAACGCCGCTTTTCATAACAAATGTTAGGTTGGTCGCTACGCCCGCCCGAAGAACTGGTATAGCTGAAACTTCGCCCGCTTTGTTCTGTTACGTTTTCCCTCGTATGCGCAAGTGGCTACGCCCACCCGAAGAACTGGTATAGCTGAAACCTTCGGGGAAACAAAAATGTAACAAAGCCCAAACGTAACAAAACCCAATCTAACAATGTTAGATTGGGCAGACGCAAAAAAGCCCGCATAAAGCGGGCTGTGGTTAAGAGGATAAGGGTTAAGCGTGTCGGGCATCCAATTCAGTTTGAACCATATGCCATGCGAGATTAGTCGCCATCGCCGCCGCCTGCCATGCAATGCGGACTTCTTCGGGTGAACCGATACCATTCAAGATGTCGGTCAATTCATCGGGGGTTTGTGGCGTGTGAAACAATTTAATTTGGGTCAAAGGGTTTTGCATTTCATTCTCCAAAAAATCTAACAATTTGTTAGAAACCTAGGGTTTCCCCTAGGTTTCCGCTCAATTAGACCGCTTCAGTCTTAAGGTCTGAAACTGTCCCGCCGAGTGTGGCGTATGCTTCGCACATCAATTCGTAGATTTCAATCATGCGCTCGCTCGCTTCGGTCTTATCATCACGGCCATTGTTTATGCGGTTGATAATAGTCCCAATCTCTGAGCGGGTTTTGGCCATCGGGTCTGCCGCTTCGCCTTGAACCGAACCGCCTTTTTTGGGTCTGCCGCTTGCATTCTTTACCCGTGACCAGTATTCATACTCTACGCCTTCGGCGTAACCTGCGGCCATCAAATCATCCTTGAAACCCTTGAATTCTTCCCGAACCGCAGTGGCCGCTTTGCCTGTCAAAGCATACCAAGGTTTGATTACTGTCCCTTGCTCATCGGTGACGTTGAACGTTTTGCACATCCAAGCGGCGTAAACCCCCAAGGACTTACCTTCTACCTTGATGCCTGCAATGTATTCACGGCGTGCACCTACTAACTTGGACAGACTATCACCGACTGACTGAACCGGTGCGATTACTGCCACGGATTGTGTTGAAACTGTATTCATGATTCTCTAACCTTCTAATGAATTCCCTAGTAACAGACTAGGTAACCGATGCAATCATCTTGTTTGCATGGTTAAATTATACCTCAAATTGTGGTACAAAATCAAGTTTCAAGGAAACAAAATTAAAAACGGGGCAGTGGCCTAACAATGTTAGATTCCGGTCAGGGTTTACCCCATACCCCCAAATCCACAGCAAAGGGAGGTGGGGACCCCATACACAGTGTGTTGCTCACCCGATACTCACCACCGTACTTTCTATAACGCCGTGGTACATTTACGGGGTTCTGTCGGTCAGTTTTTCTTAAGGCCATCTGGAGTACCCATTTGAAATACCCCCCTCCCCCCTTACTTTTTCTGGATTACGACCTAAACGAGCCTTTTCCAAAAACACCCCCCGTCACTTTTTATTTGCCCAACCCCCCACCCCTATTATTTTTTCTGTTACATTTGGCCCGTTGGTGAAAGCAAGGTACTTAGGCACGGTGAGAGAGCTTGCCCGATAGGTTGTACCAGCGCCCGGAGCCGCTTAGGGCCACCAACCCCCTCTTTACGGAGTGCCATGATTCAACTTGAACCTACGACGGAACACCCTGTTCCATTTGATCTGTCCGATGAGCAGCCAAAAACTCATGCGGATAGCATAGCCATCGCTGTGAATACCGTAGACCTGATCGAAGAACTCGGCCCCAGCATAGATTTCGACGACAACGACTTGCACAAAGTCGGTAACCTGATGACCGGTGCGCAAAAGCCAAACGCACCCCGCACTATCTCTAAGTCAGCAGAAGCAGCAGCGGCACACCATTTGGTAAAACGCTTTGACTTTCAAGCGTTCTCAGATGTACTCCAAGCCCGCAATTTCATAACAAACAAGCTCATTGAGCTGGCTGACAACGGCGACCCGAAGATTGAACTGAAAGCTCTGGAGCTTTTGGGCAAGCACTCGGACATTGGCCTCTTTACCGAACGCAGCGAGATCACCGTCCACCATACAACTTCCACTGCCCTTGAGAGTTCAATCAAGGAACGGATCAAGCGGCTGTTGAATTCAGACGTAACAGATATAACCCCCTTGGACGATCTGGACGCCCAATTGGGGAAACCAAAAGCGCAAACTCCGGAAGATCATGTACAAGAAACGCCAGAAAATGAGCATGAGGCGGAAGATCATGTACAAGAAACGCCAGAAAATGAGCATGAAGCCGAAGATGTGCATAGAAAAAGCTAAAAAATGAGTACGGACATCTCCCTGAAGGACATTGAGACGCTGATTGCCTCTGGCAAGCTGTCGGAGTCCGACTTACGGGTACTAGAGACACAGCTAACCAAACTTGAGAAGCTCAAAGAACGTGAGCTGGTCCAAAAGAAGTTCATTAAGTTCGTAGAAAAGGTGTGGCCCACCTTCATTTCGGGCCGTCACCACAAAAGAATGGCCGAAGCGTTTGAGCGAGTGGCCAGAGGTGAGTGCAAACGGCTCATCATCAACATGCCGCCCCGCCATACGAAGTCAGAATTCGCGTCTTACCTGCTCCCGGCTTGGTTTTTGGGCCAATTTCCGGGCAAAAAAGTCATTCAAGCGTCCCACACCGCTGAATTGGCGGTGGGTTTTGGTCGAAAAGTGCGAAATTTGGTCGATTCCGAGGTCTATCACAACATTTTTCCCGATCTACACCTGCAAAGTGACTCAAAAGCGGCTGGCCGGTGGAACACATCCAAGGGCGGCGACTATTTTGCGATCGGTGTGGGCGGTGCGGTGACCGGTAAAGGCGCTGATGTGCTGATTATTGATGACCCGCACTCGGAACAAGAGGCTGCGATGGCCGCAAGCAACCCCGATGTGTATGACAAGGTGTATGAGTGGTACACATCCGGGCCACGGCAACGTCTACAACCGGGCGGGGCGATTGTGATCGTGATGACACGCTGGGCACAGCGAGATTTGACTGGCCAAGTGCTGAAAGCAGCCGCTGCACGTAACGGTGAAGAGTGGGAAGTCATTGAGTTCCCGGCGATCCTGCCTTCGGGTAATCCCCTATGGCCAGAGTTTTGGGCGTTTGACGAATTGGAAGCCCTGCGGGAGGAATTGCCCAACTCAAAATGGCAAGCCCAGTACCAGCAGAACCCAGTGGGCAACGAGTCAGCTATTGTGAAGCGCGACTGGTGGAAGTGGTGGGAGGAGGACGACCCACCCCAGTGTGAGTACATCCTCCAGACATGGGACACGGCCTTTGAGAAAAACCAACGGGCTGACTATTCTGCGGGCACGACGTGGGGGGTGTTCACTTACCACAAGGACCAGACCAAGAACCTCATCTTGCTCAACACATATAAGAAGCGTGTCGAGTGGATTGAGTTGAAACGAGATGTGCTGGCTGAGTACAACATGTATGAACCAGACGGGCTGCTGATTGAGAAGAAAGCGACGGGTGCGCCGCTGATCTATGAGTTGAGAGCAATGGGCATACCCGTGCAGGAGTACACCCCAAGTAAAGGTCAGGACAAAATCGCCCGCTTGAACTCAGTCTCGGACATAATTGCGTCTGGAAAAGTATGGGTTCCAAAGACCCGTTGGGCTGAAGAGTTAGTGGACGAGATTGCTGCGTTCCCGTCAGGCGAGCACGATGACTTGGTTGACGCAACAACTCTGGCCCTCATGAGATTCCGGGCTGGGGGCTTCCTACGTTTGCCTATCGACGAGCCCGAAGAGATTCAATGGTTCAAAAGCCACCGCAGAGAGCGGTACTACACAGTGTAAGGACACATCATGGCAACAAGCGGAATTGACAAAGGTTTATATGCAGCCCCAATGGGTTTGGCTGACCTAGCCCCTGCACCGGACATCGAGATTGAGATTGAAAACCCCGACGAGGTCAATATTGGCATGGACGGCATCGAGATTAACTTGAAGCCTGAGAAAGAAACCGCCGAGGAGTTCGATGCTAACTTGGCTGAGTTCATGGACGACAGTGAGTTGCAGTCACTGGGTATGGACTTAGTCGAGGACTTTGGTAAGGATACCCAAGACCGACGCGATTGGATTCAGACGTATGTAGACGGCCTGAAGTTGCTGGGCTTGAAGTACGAGGACCGGACTGAGCCTTGGCAGGGTGCGTGTGGCGTGTTCCACCCGATGCTCACCGAGAGCGTGGTCAGGTTCCAGTCAGAGGCGATGATGGAGACGTTCCCAGCAATGGGGCCAGTCAAGACCCAGATTGTTGGAGCCATCGACGTGCTGCGTGAAGAAGCCGCAGCTCGCGTGCGCGAGGACATGAACTACCAACTGACTGAAGTGATGGTCGAGTACCGCCCAGAGCACGAGAAGATGTTGTGGAACTTGCCCATCACGGGTTCAGCGTTCAAGAAGATTTACTTTGACCCAAGCAAGGGTCGCCAAGCAGCAGTGTTTATTCCAGCCGAGGACATTGTTGTCCCGTATGGCGCATCTAATCTGGAGTCTGCGGAGCGGGTCACGCATGTCATGCGTAAGACCGAGAACGAGATGACCAAGCTGATGGAGGCTGGGTTCTACATGGACGTAGAGCTGGGCGAGCCAAGCTATGAATTAGACGACGTCGAGAAGCAAAAGGCCGAGGAGATGGGCCTGAGCGCACTCCAAGATGATCGCTTCCGCGTGTTGGAGATGCACGTTGACTTGGACCTGAGTGGGTTCGAGCACACAGATAAAAAGGGTCGTCTGACAGGTATCGCCCTGCCATACGTTGTGACAATCGAGAAAGGCACACGCAAGGTGCTGGCCATACGGAGGAATTGGTATGAGGGAGATAAGCTCCACACAAAACGACAACACTTTGTTCACTACCAGTACATCCCCGGTTTTGGCTTCTATGGTTACGGCCTTATCCACCTTATCGGGGGGTACGCGAAGAGCGCGACGATGCTCATCCGTCAACTCGTGGATGCAGGAACACTTTCGAACTTACCCGGGGGTCTCAAATCTCGTGGTCTCCGCGTCAAAGGTGACGATACACCTATCCAGCCCGGAGAGTTCCGAGATGTAGACGTCCCAAGCGGCTCAATCCGGGACAACATCCTGCCCCTGCCGTACAAAGAACCATCACAAGTTCTGTTCGCGTTGTTCCAAAACATCGTGCAAGAGGGCCGTCAGTTTGCTTCAAGTGGTGACATGAACGTGTCCGACATGTCCAGCCAAGCCCCAGTGGGTACGACTTTGGCCCTGTTGGAGCGCACTCTCAAAGTGATGACTGCGGTGCAAGCGCGTCTGCACTACACCATGAAGCAGGAATTCAAACTGTTGAAGGTCATCATCGCCGACTACACCCCCGAGGAGTATGAGTACGAGCCAGAAGAAGCTGGCCGCAAGGCGAAGAAAGCGGACTACGACTCTGTGGACGTGATCCCAGTGAGCGACCCCAACGCTGCAACGATGGCCCAGAAGATCGTGCAGTATCAGGCTGTTCTTCAGTTGTCTCAGCAAGCCCCTCAGTTGTATGACCTGCCCTTGTTGCACCGTCAGATGATTGAAGTGCTGGGTATCAAGAATGCGTCCAAGCTCGTGCCCACCGAGGACGATGCGACGCCAACCGACCCAGTGCAGGAGAACCAAGACTTGCTGACTATGAAGCCAGTCAAAGCGTTCATGGAGCAGAACCACGAGGCTCACATTCAAGCGCACATGGCGGCAATCCAGAATCCCAAGATTCAGCAGATGATGCAGATGAATCCGATGGCGCAGCAGATCATGGCCGCAGCAATGGCTCACATCAACGAGCACATGGCGTTCGAGTATCGCAAGCAGATCGAGATGGCGCTGGGTATGCCACTGCCAACCAAGGACGAGGGCAAGAATATGTCCCCAGAGATGGCCGACCAAGTGGCCATGATGGTGGCGCAGGCGTCCGCCCAGATCACACAACGCGATCAACAACAGGCTCAGCAACAGCAAGCCCAGCAGCAGATGCAGGACCCCATCGTCCAGATGCAGATGCAAGAACTCCAGATCAAGATGGAGGAGCTGAAGCTCAAGCAACAGAAGCAAACCATCGAAGCTGCTGCCAAGGCAGACCAGATTCGTGTCGAGGAATCTCGTATCGCGGCTCAAAAAGAGATTGCTGCAATGCAAGTCGCGGCTTCCGCAGCCGCTGCAAAAGACAAATTGAAACAATCGCAAGAGTCCGAGGGCGCTCGTCTGGGCGTGGACATTGCGAAACACCGGGCACAAATGGCCGTGCAAAACGCGCAACGGGCAGCGCAACGAAATCAGCCCAGCAAGAAGGAGAATAAGTGAACGAACACAAACTACTGTCCGTAATCATCAATGAAATCAATAAGTTAAAGCAGGAACGTGAAGCTTACGCTGCTGCTGGACGTTGCGACCACATTGAGGAATATCGGAGAGTCTGCGGAGTCATCCTAGGTCTGAACTACGCAGAAAACATCATCAACGAGCTAGTGCAAAGGAATCACAATGACGACTGAGTTTGACGTTGCGGCAGTTGATCTGTCCGGTATTTTGAATACCACGGCGGAGCAAAAAGCCAAGCAATTGCCTGACCCCAAGAGGTTTCATGTATTAACCGTTGTCCCCGAGGCAATGGAAGAGTATGCAGACAGCGATATTGGGATTGTGAAATCCAGTCAGTCTATGCACTATGAAGAAGTGCTAACCCCAGTGCTGTTCGTGGTCAAGCTAGGCCCAGATGCCTACAAAGACACTACCCGGTTCCCTAGCGGGCCGAGCTGTAAGGAAGGTGACTTTGTCATCGTCCGCCCCAATTCAGGCACCCGCCTGAAGATTCATGGCCGAGAGTTCAGGATCATCAATGATGATTCCGTCGAGGCTGTTGTTGAGGATCCGCGTGGAATTAGCCGCGCTGCATAAGGAGTAATACATGGCAACACAAAAGTTTGGACAGGAAGAAGCTTATGAGTTTCCCGATGAAAAGGAAGCCAAGGCTGCTGCTAAAGACAAGTTTGAAGTAGAGATCGAGGACGACACCCCACCCGAAGATCGTGGCCGCAAGCCCATGAAAGAGCCGGTGGAAGACCCGACCGACGACGAACTATCCTCGTATGACGAGAAGGTGCAGGCCCGGATCAAGAAGTTCACCCGTGGCTACCACGATGAACGCCGAGCCAAAGAGGAAGCCCTGCGCGAGCGGGAGGCCGCTGAAGCCTACGCCAAGCAGGTTTACGAGGAAAACAAACGCCTTCAACAGCAGCTTTCACACGGGAGCAAGGTCTTTATTGAGCAGTCACAGACTACTGCGGAAGTTGAATTGGTTAACGCCAAGAAAGCTTACAAGGAAGCCTATGAAGCTGGGGATGTAGATGCTCTGGCAGAAGCCCAAGCAACTATTGCCAAGGCTACGCTCAAACTGGATAAAGCTTCCGGCATGAGGCCCATTGAAGTGGACGATAGGGAATTTGAAGCTCCTACTAAGCAACAGGCCCCCCGAGTAACCCCCCGTACCCAGAAGTGGGTAGATTCCAACAGCGATTGGTGGGGTAAAGACGAAGAAATGACAATGGCCGCTATGGGCATTGACAAGCGTTTACAAAGGGAGTATGGTGCGGAATATGTAGGTACTGAAGAGTACTTCAAAACCATCGACAAAACGATGCGCAAAAGATTTCCTGAGCACTTTGAAAGTGACCAGAGCTATGAGGAAGACGACTCCTCCACAAGAAAGTCAGAACCGGTTGACGAGGATGATGAAACCCCGCGCCGTGCAACAAGAATTACTTCGCCTGTAGCTCCGGCTACACGGAGTACTCCGCCTAACCGTATCAAATTAAAGGCATCAGAAGCTGCGATTGCTCGCAGACTTGGGGTGCCCTTGGAAGAATACGCAAAACAGGTTGCTCAACTTAGAAGAGGTCAATAATGGAAAAAGTTCAAGTTGCCGATAAGGCACAAAATCGTTCGTCGCGTGAAGTAGATTCTCGTACAGTGATGCAGCGCCCAACAGCGTGGCGTCCTCCAGAGACCTTACCCGCCCCGGATCACCGTCCGGGCTGGACACACCGATGGGTGCGCTTGAGTACATTAGGAACTGCTGATCCCAGCAATATTTCTTCAAAGTTGCGCGAAGGATATGAACCCTGCAAAGCAGAGGAGTATCCCGAGCTAATGATGCACGCAACTACTGAAGGTCGCTTTAAAGGCAACGTTGAAGTAGGTGGCTTGTTGCTCTGCCGCATCCCATCAGAGTTCTTGCAACAGCGGGCAGCGTACTACGCTGACCAAAACAAGGCTCAAATGGAATCCGTGGACAACAATTTCCTTCGTGATAGTGATCCAAGGATGCCTCTTTTCTCAGAAAAGAAAACCAAGGTCACTTTCGGTTCTGGTTCTTAAATTTTAGGAGTCTTTCAAATGGCTTTTCCAACGGTAAACGCCCCTTACGGGCTGAAGCCGATCAATCTGTACGGCGGTACACCTTTTGCAGGTGCCACTCGTCAGTACCGTATTGCTTCGGCGTACAACACTAGCATCTTCTATGGTGACCCCATTGAGATGATTAACGATGGCACGATTATCAAATCTGCCATTACAACCGCCCGTGCAACTGTGACAACCTCACAGATCATTGGTGTTTTCTTGGGATGTTCTTACGTTAACTCGCAAGGTCAGACCATTTTTGCCCAGTATTTCCCAGCTAATACAGCAGCGCCCACCGGTACGTATATTACTGCTTATGTAAGTAATGACCCCGACACGCTGTTTAAAGCTGTGATTGCCACTGGCGCTACACCTAACGATGCCACTTCCGGCTTGTTGCCTTCCTCTACTACTGAATTTACCGTTATTGGTACTAACGTAGCATTGGTGCAGAACTCAGGTTTAACTACAACTGGCAATAGCCGTGTTGCAGTTGCTTCTTCTGCTACTACAGGTACATTGCCTATGAACGTTGTCGATGTTGTCTATGAGACTTCATACGTTAACGGTTCTGGTAACGTTGTGTACCCCGAGATCATCGTTCGTTGGAACTTTGAGATTCATACAACCACTATCGCTTCTGGCGTTTAATCAAGGAGCTAAATCATGGCTATTTCACGCGCACAACTGCTGAAAGAGTTGCTCCCCGGTCTGAACGCTTTGTTCGGTATGGAGTACGCTCGTTACGGCGAAGAACACAAAGAGATCTACGAAACAGAGACCTCTGAGCGTTCGTTTGAAGAAGAAACCAAGCTGTCCGGCTTCTCTGCCGCACCTGTCAAGAACGAAGGCTCTGCCATCGCTTACGACAATGCACAAGAAGCATGGTCAACCCGCTATACCCACGAAACCATCGCCTTGGGCTTCTCCATCACTGAAGAAGCAGTGGAAGATAACTTGTATGACTCGTTGTCTGCCCGCTACACCAAGTCTTTGGCTCGCGCTATGGCTTACACCAAACAGGTCAAGGCTGCTGCCGTCCTGAACAATGGCTTCAGCTCCAGCTACCCCGGTGGCGACGGCGTGTCCTTGTTCAACGCAAGCCACCCCTTGATCTCTGGTGGCACCAACAGCAACACTCCCACCACCCAAGTTGATTTGAACGAGACTTCTTTGGAAGCAGCCGTTATTCAAATCGCCGCTTGGACTGATGAGCGTGGCCTGTTGATTGCCGCTAAGCCCAAGAAAATGATTGTGCCTCCAGCACTCATGTTCGTTGCTAAGCGTTTGCTTGACACTGAACTGCGTGTCTCCACTGCTGATAACGACATCAACGCTATCAAACAGATGGGCGCAATCCCCGAGGGCTACACCGTCAATCACTTCTTGACTGACACCAACGGTTGGTATCTGACCACTGACGTGCCTAACGGTATGAAGCATTTCGTCCGCACCCCGCTGCAAAACAGCATGGACGGCGACTTTGATACCGGTAACGTGCGTTACAAGGCCCGTGAGCGTTACAGCTTCGGCTGGTCTGACCCATTGGGTATGTGGGGTTCTTCAGGTTCCGCCTGATAGTCCACACAGAGAAAGGGAGCTTCGGCTCCCTTTTTTATGTTTAAACCTTGTTGACAGCGTTTAAATGGTGTATATTGCTCTCAATCCGGGGTTATCCGGTGTTCTGACAGTCCCGGCTGACGACATGCAGACAGAACACCCTCACTTGCATGTAAGGAACAATCATGGCAAATACCACGTTCTCCGGCCCAGTCATATCACAAAATGGCTTTATCTCCGGAACAGCTTCTAGCCCCGTCGTTGAAACCGCCGCTGGCAATGTGTCTGAATCATATGTTACGACTTCTGCCGCTACTGGCGATACACGTCTGTCTTATCAGCGTTTGGCTTTTACCTCTACAGGCTCTGGTGAAACTTACCGTGCTTTGACTCAGGTCACAGGTGCTGGCGCAGCTACTGGTGGTACTGTCAACGGCGCTCACATTAGCTTGAGCATTAACGGTTCTGGCACTATCTCTGGCGCAGGTAACGCTCTTCGCGCTACTCTGGGCGGCACATCGACCAACCCCGGCGGTACGATTGCAGCTATTCAAGCTGACTCCAACTTTGCCTCTGGTGGTACTTGGACAAATGCTTCGTTCATCCGCTTCACAAACAGCGGCACTGGCACTGTCGCAAACTTGTTCAACATCCCCGCAGCCTTGTTTGTAACAAGCACCGCCACTATTGCTAAGACTTTGAGAGTCGTGGCATCAGACGGTACGCCTTACTTCATCATGTGTTCCAGCGCGGCTTAATATGCAGATCACCAAGGAATTCTTGGAGTCTGAGATACGTGACCTAGAGACTGAAGCACAGAAAGCCCAAACTTTTTTGATTCAATCTCAGGCCACGATCCAAGCGTACAAGATGCTCATAAACAGGATAGAAGCACCAGAACTGGAGCAGCAAAATGACGATGCAAACTGATGTAAGACAAGGGCACCTAAACCAAAGTGGTTTTTTTGTGCTTGGACGAAACAGGGTAAAAGGTGTTTCTTTTTATGGCGGTGGCGGGACTTTGGTATTGTTTGATACAACCGTAGCCCCAGTAACTTCAAGCGTTACTTACGGACGTAGTGGCGCGACTGTGACGATTGCAAAAACCGCGCACGGGTTAACAACCGGCACTGTTGTCGGCATTCACTTTGTTACTGGCTCAGGCGGCACTGCCACTGATGGGAATTACGCTATCACTGTAACAACCGCAGATGCGTTTACGATCACAGACATCAATACTGGGACTATTACAGGTTCTCCAGCAGCGCTTTATGTCAGCGGCGCAAATCGTTGGTTGTTAACCTATGAAACTCACGCATCAGACGAGTTCCAAAACGCCCCGCTTATCCCCGGCGAAGGCGTATTGGCAGTAAATGGAATTTATGCCTACATGAGTTCTATTGACGGGGCGCAGATTTACTATGGCTAAGAAGAATCCCTCCCTTGCAGTTGGACGTGGCGAAAAGCTGCCTGTCTCCAAGGGGGCGGGTTTGACTGCCAAAGGCCGCGCCAAGTACAACGCAGCAACGGGCAGTAACCTGAAGGCTCCACAGCCCCAAGGTGGCCCCCGCAAGAAGTCATTTTGCGCTCGCATGTCAGGTATGCCCGGCCCGATGAAAGATGAAAAAGGCAAGCCCACCCGTAAGGCGGCTTCCTTGGCTAGATGGAAGTGCTGACATGGACATTAACACGCTTTGGTCTGCGGGTCTGTCTCTTGTTATGGGGGCATTGTGGTTTTTCATTCGTGAAAAATTCGACGAGCTGGCACGCTTGAGCATTTTATTGAACCGAACACGCGAGGAGATTGCCCGTGATTACGCAACTAATTCAGAAGTGCAAAGAGTTACTGACCACATTGACCAACGGTTTAACCGCCTTGAAGAAAAAATTGACCGACTCCTTCAAGCGGGGAAATGATGCCAGCAGTAAGTGATAAGCAAAAGAAATTCATGGATGCTGTGGCGCACAACCCAGCGTTTGCGAAGAAAGTTGGAGTGCCTAAAGCCGTTGGCAAGGACTTCAGCGAAGCCAGCAAGGGTATGAAATTTGGCAAAGGCTCTAAGAGCCGCGCTGATGCGCAAGCGGTTAACAAACCAAAGACCAATCAGGGTAAGAACGAACTTTTTAAAAAGGGTGGCGAAATGAAAGAATCCAAAGGAATGATGAAAAAAGAAGTGTCCTTCATGAAAAAGAAGGGCGCACCTGCATCAATGATTAAGCACGAAATGAAAGAAGCAGGCATGAAGAAAATGGCCAAAGGCGGCATGACTGCCAGCAAGATGGGCGCTGTTAAAACCGCAGCCCCCAGCCGCGATGGTTTAGCTGTCAAAGGCAAAACCAAAGGCAAAATGGTCAAGATGAACATGGGCGGCAAAGCCTGCTAAAGGGGCAATCATGGCAAAGAAAAATTTGGGTAGATTAGCGGGTCTTGCTGCTCTTGCGGGCGCGGCGTACATGGCGTCCAAAGGTAAGGACAAAGATGACGCGGGCGACCAAAAGACCAGTTCTTACACCGGCGACACTAAAAAAGTAGAAGCATTGGAAGATGCTTTTACACCTACAAACGAAAGCTCCTATACGCCCGGTGGTACCGGAACAACGCGTCCGGGTGTAGGCGATGCAACAAATGACCTCGTTGTTAAACCCGCCCCTGCCGCAGATAAACCTGCTGGGCTTACGACTCCTGTGTCTAGCGCAAATCGTACTGATCAACTTACCAATCTTTCACGCGCAGTCAAACGTGAAGCAAAGACAAAAAAGTTTGCCCAAGAAGTGCCGGAAGAACTAAGCGCCCAAAAAACTGACGCACTTAGGGTATCGTCCCGAGCCGCCGCAGCCGCCGATGCACGTCGCCGTGCAGCTAAACAAAGCTCGTATAAGTCTGGCGGTATGACATCATCCGCTTCCAAACGAGCTGACGGCATCGCTTCTCGCGGCAAAACCAAATGCAAGATGTATTAAGGTGAACCATGACTGAAGACGATAAAAAGGCAGAAAAGTACCGCAAAGAAGCCAAGACTGGCGGTACTGATGCGCCTGCTCCTGCGGAAGTTCTACAAGAAATTGCGGATAAGAAAGCTGCTGCCAAAGCTGCTGAAGCGCCCACCACCAAAAAGGACATGGGCAAGAAGTTTGCCGCAGGTGGTTCAGCTTCCAGCCGTGCAGATGGCTGTGCTCAGCGCGGTAAAACTCGTGGGACGATCATCAAATGATGGCCTCTCGTGGCATGGGGGCTATACGCCCCTCCAAGATGCCCGGGGCCAAACGTAAGGCACGTCGGGACGACACTGACTTCACCGAGTATGCGGACGGTGGGAAGGTCAACGCCGCCGGTAATTACACCAAGCCTAGTCTGCGTAAGCGGATTGTGTCTCAGGTTAAAGCGGCGGCGACTCACGGTACTGGAGCTGGCCAGTGGTCAGCACGTAAGGCGCAGCTTGTAGCCAAGAAGTACAAGGCAGCAGGTGGGGGTTACAGAGATTGAAAGCGCCGCAGACTTCCCTTAAAAATTGGGGCGACCAGAAATGGCGTACCAAGTCGGGGAAGCCTTCGTCCAAAACGGGCGAACGGTATTTGCCAGAAGCTGCCATCAAGTCTTTGTCCCCTGCTGAGTACGCTGCTACAACCAAAGCCAAGCGCAAAGGTAAGGCGGCGGGTAAGCAGTTTGTGGCACAACCCAAAAACATCGCAAAGAAAACGGCAGGGTTTAGATAATGGCAACAACCTCCGGCTCCGCATCATTTAACCTCGACCTGACTGAACTCGTCGAGGAGGCGTTTGAACGCGCTGGGGGCGAGCTGCGCACGGGCTATGACCTGCGTACTGCACGCCGTAGTCTCAACATCATGTTCGCTGAGTGGGCCAACCGTGGCATCAACATGTGGACGATTGAGACAGGGGTCATTGACTTGGTTCCGGGCCAAAGCACCTATGCCCTGCCCAACGACACCGTGGACTTGATTGAACACGTCATCCGCACGCAAGCCAACAACACCTCCAATCAGGCTGACTTGACCATCACCCGTATTAGTGTTTCTACCTACGCTACTCTCCCTAACAAACTTCAGCAGGCCCGCCCAATTCAGGTATGGATACAGCGGCTGGATGGCCAGACTGCGGCCCCGATTACCACGTTGAATGGCGGCATTTCAGCCACTGCGACCACAATCACGGTGACTTCTACCGCTGGTATGCCTGCTTTAGGCTTTGTGCAGATAGGCTCAGAAACCATCAATTATGGTTATATCGACGGTAATACGCTCAATAATTGTTTCCGTGGGCAGAATGGCACCACAGCAGCAACCCACCTGACTGGGGCAAATGTCTCCGTTCAAAACCTGCCAGCCGTGACCGTTTGGCCAACCCCTGACAATGCGCAGCCGTACCAATTTGTGTACTGGCGACTGCGCCGCACCCAAGACGCTGGTGGCGGTGTGAACGTGATGGATGTTCCGTTCAGGTTCATTCCCTGCATGGCCGCTGGCCTGTCGTACTACATCGCTGGCAAGATTCCCCAAGGCGCTGAGCGCCTCCAGTTTTTGAAGGCCCAGTATGACGAGGCTTGGGAACTAGCAGCGTATGAAGATCACGAGAAAGCTGCGATCCGGTTCGTGCCCAGACAGCAATATATTGGAGGTACATAATGGGTAATCGGTTCGCCAGCGGCAAATGGGCAATCGCCCAGTGCGACCGTTGCGACCAGCGGTTCAAGCTCAAGGTTTTGCGCAAGGAAATCATCAAGACCAAGAACTACGACTTGCTTGTATGCCCAGAGTGTTGGGACCCTGACCAGCCTCAGTTGCAGTTGGGTATGTTCCCGGTGGACGACCCTCAAGGCTTGCGTAACCCTCGCCCAGATCGAAGCTATCTTCTATCGGGCAACAGCGGGTTGCAGATTAACGTGAACGGTGGGACTGGGCCAACAGGTTCAGGAACCAACGAGGGCGGCAGTCGGATCTTCCAGTGGGGATGGAATCCTGTTGGTGGGTCTTCGTTTTTTGATGCTGCCCTAACGCCAAACAACTTGGTATTAGCGGTAGAACTTGGTACAGTAACGGTTACAACGACATAAGGAG